CTCTGCACCGAGAAGCTTAGTCATGTATTCATGGGCTTCTGGGTGAACTTTGTACCGGGATTTAACCATTGTTTTAGCGCCATCGGGCAGGCGAGCGCCAAACGACCAATCGTTTAAAGCGTTAGCTTCAATATCTTTATAATCGTGGGTATTCCAAGCGTAATAGTCTTCTCCCTCATGCGCGGTTTTTACGATTGTATCATTTGCCAAAAATCGATCTAGTAACCCATTCTTTTTTAGTTCCGCGATTTTGGCGTCGGATATATTAATATTTCTCATTGCATCGGGGTTGTCGAGCACAATCGGTTTACCCGTAATTTTATCCGTAACCGTATGCCCAGACCCAGCTAGCGCGGCCATAGGTCTACCGTCCGAGGCTTTCAAATCAAAAACCCGGTCAAGGAATTGCTTGTTGGCAATAGCCTCAGTCATTTTGTCGATGTATGCAGAAGTTAAAGTTGTGGGGTCATTAGTTACAAGTTTCCGCCCAAGCAATTGGCCTTCATGTGCATTTTCAAAAACCCGGTGACGAGCCATTGAAACATTCGTCATAAAGGCATTAGATTTGGAGTCATCGCGGAGAAGGTTGTTTGCAGGCATGCCTTGGTCTTCTGGCTTCCAAGCGTTAGTCAGATAGTTTTCTATGCCTTCTTTTATGAATCCGTGAGACTGAGCGACCTTCAAAAGTTCGTCTAAAGCCGCTCGATGCATTTTAGCAATCTCAAACATTTGTCCATAAATTGGATTTGAGTCGCGGTTTTGAATGGCTTTGATAGCTTCTTTATAAGAATCTAACTGAAACCTAGCTTCTTCTGGTGTGTACTTTTTCTTTATGTTTTGCTGGGCGGTTATTTCATCGTAATGAGATTGGTTTTCATACGCTTCTGAAGCATCTAGCTGTTTTTGTTTGGCTAAATCAGATAAATTGTTTACATCTATGCCTTTGCGGTGTTTGGCCACTTTAGCCAAAGCATCTTCTAAAGGAACGCCCTGTCTAATATTTACAGTTCCACCTGTAGTCGAATCCTGAAAATCGTGAAAGCCTTCCGGGAAATCCCCGCGATAAATCAACCCTTGTTTTTTCAAAGACGAAACTAGCTCGGGAAGTGGCGCACCGATTCTTTCTTCTGGTTTTCCTGACGCTTCAGCAAACTTGTTGTGACGTTCAATTAAAGTTTTTAGAGCTAGTGGGTCTTCGATACCCGCCCGCATCAAATCCCCAGCAGCGCTAGCGTGTAATTTATCTACCTCTGGGTACTTTCTACGAATGTTTTCATTATATGTTTTTGCAAAGTCTTTGCCTTCTTGGACTTGCGTGGCACGCTGACCCTCGTTTAAACGCAATAGCCGATTGGTCTCAGAAAGTTTAACCTTTCCGCCAGCAGCTATCTGGGCGTCTTCCCAAGTCTTGCCGAAGTCTTTGCCAAACTCGTTAGCGCCAAGGACTCCCAGTGTTCCGCCAGCAGCTACGTGAACCGCCAAACGAGCGGCGTCATCATACCGGCCTTCCTTCATGGCGTCTAATACTTGCGGAGTTTCTTGAATTACCTGCATTGCCGCCTGAGTTGTAAACCCAGCGTCAATCAAACTTTTGATTCCACGGATAGCGGTAGGGAAAGCTTCTTGCTTAATCCCAACTTCAGATAACGCGTTCATCAAGTCTGGGCTAGACTTGACAAGCGAGTTCATGTGAGGGATGTAATCCGAGTTTACCCCGGCTTTAAAGAGAGCATTAGCGCCTTTCATGGCGGTAGGGATTTCCCGTTCTGCGAATCCAGCCGTCCGTAGGGCGGTTAAAGCTTCAGCCGAGCCGTCAGCAGCCTGCCCCGCTTTAAGTAGCGCCTGAGCGCCCCGTAGGGCCACTGGCATCTCTTCTGCGGCGAGTCCTAGACCGCGTAACGCCGCCCCACCCCCAAAAGTGGCCAAAGTAAGTGCTATTGACTCTGGACTAGTAAGACCTGAAATCACGTCTTCCACGCCGCCCAGGAACCCCGAATCAGTGTTTTTAGCCGAATATAGCAATCCAGGTCCGTTTAACCCAATTAACGGAGTGCTTCCCCATTTGTGGAACTTCCCAAGCGTGGAGGTGGGTTCCTCTTGTCCAGATTCTGGACGAGGCTGTGCGCCCCCGCTAGTTAAACCGGCAGATAAGTCTAAACCTGAAGATGGTGTGGGAGAAGGCGCAGGAGCGGGGGCAGTGGAAGGAGCAGACGCAAAACCAGCAGATAAGTCAATTGGTTTTGGAGTCGCTGAGGGAGGTGGTGGCGTGGTCTGAACTAATCCGCCAGAAAGATCAATTTGGTTATCTGCCATGTTTTAGACATTACTGAACAATTTCAGCGCCTTGCGCCTGAGCTTGAGCTTTGGCGGCATTAACATCCCCGCCTTTATTTTTAGCTAACCATCCAGAAGCCGACCACTGTTTTCCAGATAATGGAAGAACTCGTTTAATAAATTCTGCTTTTTGAGAAGTCGTCCAGCCGGGATTGGCTTTTAGTGTGCTTACGATAGTTTCTGTACTTGGGCCTTGCGGCGGTAGATTTGGACGGGCATTTCTTCCGACCACGGAAACTCCCGGAGACTCGTAGGAATTGACCAAAGCTTGGTCTTGTTTCATTTGTTCCGCTTGCTGTGCGGTTGTTTGTTTTTCCTGAATAGCCGCCTGAGCCTGTTGAGCGGCAGCAGCGGGAGTTCCAACAGCAGGACCTGCGGGCGCGGGAGTGGTCGTTGCGGTAGGAGCAGGTGCAGCCCCGCCTTTCTTGCCTGTTTTTTCCGCTTCCATAGCGGCTATGTTCTTCTTGGTTAAGATGTCAAACTGTTTTTGGGCATCGTCTAAAGCTTCTTGAGCTTCTTTAACCCGAGGATCGCCTTCATCGACTATTTGAGTTTTCAAGAAACTCAATTTGTCTTCAGCTACCTTCAAGGAGATTTTGGCGTTTTCGTATCCAGCCAACTGTTCCTGACGCTCAAGCGAAGCAAATTCTTTATTGGTCTTGGCGATTTCAGCGTGGGATTTAGTAATGTCTAAATTAGTTTGAGCAATTTCTAATTTAGCTTTGTTGACACTTATTTGATCTAGAGTAGCCTGTCTTTTCATACCAACAAGCGCTCCAACAGTGGTGTTTATTTTAGCCTCGTCATCGAACTGTTTGTAACCCAATAAACTGTTTAACTCTCTACCAGAAACCTCGGTTGATTTGTTTAAATCGTTAGTAGGAACATCATAAAACGAGTGGGTGGTTCTAGAAGCCAAATCCACGGGTTTTCCAGCTTCATCTACCCAGTCTCGCTTTTCTTTGTCAAATTTTAAACCGTCGTAATTTACGGTTTGAGTGTGAATCCGTTGATAGCCTGGAGGGGCATCAAACGCTCTGGGGTCTTTGGTGTAAGCGGCAGAGAAATTCGACCCGTTGCCAACTTTTCCATTTATATTCTCGCCATTAACCATGACCGGAGAAAGCACACCAATAGCGCCCAATTTCTCATTCATCCCCGAGTTGTATTCGTTTAACTTATCTAGATGCTCTTGCTGCATCAAATTCATCTGAGCATCGGCTTGTAAATCAGCAGCGTGGTAGTGGGCGAGTTCGGCTTTAACACGCAGGTCTTCTTGTTTTTCTCGATTGGTGGTTACTTCATTTTGGAATTGTTGTTGAGCCTGAGCACGACGCTGCAAGTCTTGGTTACGCTGATCCTGAACACCCGCGCCACCACCTTTAATCAAACCCGTAGCAAAATCATTACCTGCGCCCGCAGCCCCACCCATTAAAGCCCCGGCTAACATATTACGGAACATTTGACCGGGTTTTTGTTTAATAGGAGTAGCGACTGTTTGGCCGGTTTTTGGGTCAACTTGGTAATCGTTGGAGGTGCCTGCAAGAGTATTGAAGACGTGCCCAATCGAGGCAAGTTTGGAGACGTGCTTAATTGCAGAAGGATCGGGTTGTAGAGCCGGAACTTGCGATTGAGCAGGCGGCGTCAATTGTCCAGATAATGGACTTGACTGCTGCTGGGGAGCATTTGGGTCCGGTGGAGGAGCCATCGGAATTTGTTGAGGAGTCGGAGAAGCCGTCCCCAAAGGATTCATTGCGTCGGTTAGTCCGTCTGGCACGGGGCCTCCAAAAACTCGCTAATTAAAGTATGCTTACTAATATTTTGATCATTTAAAGCCCGGCGTAAAAACGAAACTACGTGGTCTACCGCAACGGAAGATTTCAGTTCATAGCAGCGAAGGAACTCTTCCAGCGAGCTATTAGGGCTGGCGTTAGCACGGGATTTGCCAGAGGCTTTTAACTCAATATCAAACATTGCTGCTTTGTACCCGTTTAAAATCGAATCAAACACTCTCAAGCCCTCTGTATCAACTGTGTGTTTTCCCGGTAAGGCGAAACTTCTCAGAAGCAGAGGATTAGCTAGAATATAAGATTTACTTTCGGGATCATGTATCCCATTAAGTTTTGCGATTGCGTTAACTATGTGTTCGAGTTTTTTCATTAGCTTGCAGGTCCGCTTCCGGGATCGTTGAAACCACTACTTGCTCCACCGCCCATAGCCGCAGCCATTCCAGGACCTCCAAGAAACGCTCCCGCAGCCCCACCGATCATTCCGGCAAGCGCCCCTTGCCAAGCGGTGTTTTGTTGGTTGACAATGTTTGCCGAGTTGAAAGCCGCGCTTCCTGCTCCAGTTGAAGCCCCGGCATATCCGAGAGGATCAGTTTGCCCAGAAACGGTGTTCAATTCTCCAGACGCCGCTAGGAAGTTTGACCGCCCGGTGGCATAGCCTTGTTGGGTAATGGCATTAGAAGCATTGGATTGGGTTGTTGCCTCAGAACCCAAAAGACCAACCTGCAATTGTGCCGCAGCCCCAGAAGGCAGAAAGGTGTTCCCGCCGCCGCGACTCGCTAAATTCTCGTTTAAAGCTGTCTGAGCGCTGGCAAAATTTCCGGCTATGGCGTCAGAAGCCTGAGTTCGCATACTAGTGTCTTCTTGCGGGGAAAACCCATATTGATTAATACCAGCTTGTAGAATAGGCGCAAACGCTGTCTGCAACGAGTTTAGAATATTAGTCTGATTAGCGAATTGAGTCTGATAATCCGCGGTTAGAGTTTTGTAGAAGTTCGCTTGCTCGTTGGCGAGGTTGGTTTCAGAACTGGACGCTTTATTCCAAGCAGTAGCCCGAACTCGATATTTAGGGTTATTTTTTCTCAAGGTTTGAAACCTTCATCCGGTACACCGGGACTTCCATTTTTACATATCCGTGTCGTTGACAGAATTCTTGGGTAAGCGGTTCCGCACAGAAGAAGTACACCTCACCTCGACCCTCGTTATAAGCAGTAGAAACCGCGTCCTGCGTAAGTTCTTTAAGTGCGACAGCTATAGAAACTTTGTCTGATTCGGGGTTTATCGCTAAAGCATCCAACATAATAGGCCTCTGGAAAGGCACAAAAACTATCGGGCCACTGGAATCAAAAGCGCATCGGGTTGTGGTTGAGGGGTATAACGCCACGTCAGGATCGTGTAAATTTTGCTTTGTTTCCAGGCTCCACCGCTTGAATTTTTCCGCATCAGCGGGTCTAGCCGGTCTTACGAAGATGTGCCGCATTTATCCAAAACCTCTCGCACAGATTCTTTCACTGTGTATGTTCCGGTTTCTGTCAATATTGTGGTGTAGCTTTGGCGGTCTCCAGTTTTAGAACCAACCACGCTTACGATGGCTTTAGATTCAATCACTACTTCTTCATCGTAATTTCTATCAACGGGGCTAAACCCAGTAAACTGAACAAGCATTAAATAATCCCCAGTTTAACTAAAGCGGCCCGTAAGCCGTGAGAAGCCGCCACCATAGCCCCAGTTACCCAGTAGTGCCTCTTATTTAAAGTTTCAAATTTTTCGTCGTGTTCTTTTAGATGATCTTCAATCTTTTGTATTTTCCCGGGCTGTCCGTTCCCGACTAATTCTTTTCTAAAATCGGTGTGAGACTGTTCTAGCCGGGCTAAAGCTTGAGCTATTCCATACAAGGTGGGTTCTATTGGTTTTAGGGGTTCCATTAGGTTAGTTTTACGCCCGCAGCAGAAGCGGCCTGTAGTGCTAGATTGCGGACAGGGGTTATTAGGTCAACGCTTCCACGAACAAAAGTGGAAGAGTCCGGGTAAAACCTAGCTGTTTGAAAATCGTAGGTGAATTCCGGTGGGAAAATTCCGCGATTCGGAGCCGGGTTTCCTTGAGGAGATAGCTGGGTGTCGTTACCATCAAAAGGGGCTTTTGGGTAATGTTGCTCTCCAAAAATCTCAGTTGACTTTGGAAAAATTCGTTGTGATAGTGGTGGCATTAAAATCCATTTTATAGACTACATTTCGTGAATTAGGCCGCCGAATACACTGAAGGTTAACAACTCGTTTCGAACGGTATCTTGATTAAAATCTATCTTGGTTTGCATATGGCGCATGCGAGCAGCGTTAGGGCCTTGCGCCAAATACCAACGATTCGACATAACCGTAGTGCTTGGAACTAAGTTAGGGGGATCATTAGTGAAATTTGGAAGACTTTCAAATGACCCGGAAATTTCATCGGTTAGAATACTGACGGATGGGACTGACCCGACATTCATTAGTTCTAGAACTATACTGTCTACTTCAGCTAACTGACCCGGTAACGCTAATACGAGACTCCCAAGAGTCAAAAAGCAATCAGAATAGGGACTGCCCGTAACTGCGTCTGTGTTTATTGTAACATCTCGAAATAAAATAGCTGAATTAGTTCCAACTACATAGGACATCAGCAACTGGTGAATGCCTGGAGAAGTCTCCACCGAAGTCAGCGCGTTACACCCACCACCAATTACTGCTTTTGGACTCCAGGCAGGACCGCCTTCTGGTGGCTGATTCCAGTTACATCTAAACCAAGTCTGAGAACCATCAGAAATGTAGACGGCTTTTTCAGCAGTTCCTTGGATAATAGAAGCCACATGAACTTTAGTTGGGTCAAACAACGCTAATTGATCCCCAATGGCATATCCTATTTCATTTATCCCCGAAGAACTTAACTGTAAAAATTGACGATCCGAAGTAAATAAATATATATTAGAACCTTGGATATCTAGTGCATTATAAGAAAGAAGGCCAACACCTTGCTGGAAAGGCATTGCATAGAAAGTCGCTATGCTAGTTCCAAGAATTATATAAACATCGTCTGAGGTAAAAACTAGTAATCCAGAAGAATATGGAACTAGCCGATAAACCGTAGATGGGAATAAGAAGAAATTGGCGGGGGGAAACGCCTCGTTACCGTTTCCAATAAGTATGTCTGGACCCGCTGAATAGTAAACGAAGTTTCCTACGGACCCCCAAACCCGACCTAAGTGATAGGCAAGGTTTACCAATCCAGACGGAGGAGGGGCGTTACTGACGTATGGAAGACTCGGCCAAAAAACTAAAGTATTTAAAGTCGCGTCTGCGGCATTATCCGTAATTGTAGTTGTGACATTTATGTAAGGGGAAGTTGGCAGTTCGTAAAATACACTTCCACCATCTTTAGTCCGGTAAACTCGTATTTGATTAACTTGCGGATCGGTGGAAGCAACTACAGGAAGAGAAACGTTTAGTTTATTTGTGAAGTTCCCAGTCACATTGCTGGCTAAAGTGGGATTAGATACGTGTCCGCTAGCGCTATTTCCGTAAGCATAGGCGTATTGGTATCCGCCATTAACCGCGCTAAAAGTTCCTGTACTACTGCTGACAGTTGCAATTGGACTTCCAGACTCATATACGATTATTTGAGAAGCGTCTAGAAAATAAAGAGCGTTTTTTGTAACGTTTGTATTGTTGGCCCCCCGAGCATAAAACTCAACGCCGAAGGTTCCGCTATTAATTATGGCCGAGTTTAGGGACGCCTCCCAAGTTGTAGACGGACCTCCAAAAGTCAGATTAGTTTCTGGAGGACCGCCTGTTATGGCGCTGTTGATAGCATTCCCAATCGGACTTCCGTTAAATAACAGTACTGCCGAAATAGGAGCGCTATTTAGAGCACTTCCATTGAAGTACCCGGTAAGATTGACCTGAACTCCTGTAATAGCACTTGTAGTCGGAACACTTAATCCATAGTTTGTGGTGGAAATTGGAGCGCCATTTATAAAACCAGAAAACGGAGGGATAGATATATTATAGCTAGCGTAAGCAGCATCAGGAGCACCCTGCAAATTAGCCGGAGTTGTCCAACTCGATCCCGTAGCTATTCCCGCGTATCCGGAAGACGACCCGGAAGGCGAGGGAGCGACGATTCCCCAGTTTCTAACTGCGTTAAATGGAGTTAGATTAACCCCGTCCCAAGCAAACTGATCTGCTCCATCCCCCATGTAAAGAGTGTTACCGACGCCTTGGAAAAAAGTCTGCCCAGCACCAGAAGATTTTCCGAATAGCGGTGTAGGAGTTGGAGTTGAGATATCCCACACAAATCCGACATTTGGAGGAGGAGCACCAACGGAATCCACTAAAACAGATATGTTTCCGTTCAGTTGATGAAAAGAATAAAAGCCGTCTATTGTACCGACAAACCCGTTGGGATTAAACGAGCTTGTTCCGGGGCGACGAATATACGTTCCTTGATTTGTTAGCTCGACATTTAAGCCGTCTGCTAATTGGTCCGGGCGACCGTGTAAATAAATCCTGTTAGCACGGTTGTCGAGGCTACCGAAGGGACTACGTTGTGTGACCAGCCCCGAAAACCACACGTTAGTAGTCATCGGAACTTTTTTGAAATTTTTAGAGGCTGGAGCGCCTGCTAGGGAAAGTAATGCTGGGTCCATTTAGTAAGGGCCTCCAGGCATATAGGGATAGCCGGGTCCCAGAGGTATGTTGTACGGCAACGGCCCACCGCCCAATCCTTCTGACGGATACATAATAGCAGAATCTCTTTCTCTGTCCCCGGCGCGAAGCGCGGTAAACAAAGACTCTTCCCATTTAGCATATTTAGCCGCAGCCATACGCGACCCGGCGTGCTCATAGCACATAGCCATAAAGCCTTCCCGGAAAACATAAGCTAATTCATCGGGTATAGGTGCTAGGGTATTTTGAAGACTTGTTAGTGTTGGGGGTTTTTTCTGATAAACGGGTTGGATAAACCACACGATTCCAGAGAAAGCAGGTAGCGGAGCCAAGCGGATCGTATACCCGTTTGGGTTAGCTACCGTCCATGTTACTGTTCCATCTGTAACCTGTGTTCCGGGCGAAGGATTTGATCCCGCATTGGGAATAGTGCTTCCAGTTACGCCGTAAGGATTATATCCGGGTAAAGTCACAGGACCGTTTATAAATCCGGGAGAGTTAATGCTTAACCCTAAACGCCCGCTATCAATAAATAAAATATTTCCACTAGGGTCAATAAACTGCTGAATTGGCGAAGCCGGGGTTTGCGCCACACCATACCCGCCAATAATTGGAGTATTCGGAGTCCACGCCCCCATTTGAGCGAGATAGTTTGGAACGTAGGATAGATTAAACGGACTAGACTGGTATGAAGTTAATTCCAAATCCCGAACTGCTTCCATAGCGTAAACAGGCTTAGGAGCATTAGGATTAGCGCTATTATTTATATCAACGCGCCAGCCTTGTTCTAGCCAACCTAAATCAGTGATGTTTGTGCAATAATCCTGCTGTAACGCAACCGTCAAAAACGGCGGAACGTATGCGCGATTCCATTTCCAGTTAAGGGTTTGGGCTAGGATTTTCTGCATAACGTCATTGCCAATTGACAATGCCGGTTCCTGTGTCCAGCCAGCGGCCTCAGACTGCGGAACTAATTCTCTATAGACGCGAGAACTGTCCACGATTGATTGTAGTGTAGTTGTGCTTACGCTAGGCATTTAGAATTTGTCTTTTATAAACTCGATATTTTCGTTAAAATCAATGCAGACAGTATCGCCGGATTTGACTTGTCCCGACGAAATTAATTTCGCCACGTTGAAAACTATTTCTTGTTCAATAGTTCTTTTCAAGTGACGTGCGCCGTAGCGCTGGTCGGTGCCTTTGTCGATGAGATAGGATTTTGCACTTTTGGTGAAACGTAGGATAGCTTTGGAGTTAGGAAGATTTAGGATTCTTTGCTGGACGGCTTCTAACTCTAGATCGAGGATTTTAAACAGGTCGGTTTTTGACAAGGGTTTAAACACCATAACTTTATCTATACGGTTAAAGAATTCCGGACTGAATTTTCTACGGGCGGATTCAACGCTTGTGGATTTGATCTTACTGTCCATATTCTGGACTTTTTCATCCACGAACCCGTACCCTCCGTCCATCAACTTAGTTACAGCCTCGCCGCCTAAATTAGACGTAAGGAAAATCATCGTCTGGGATAGGTCAACCCTGCGGTTATCTCCAAGTGTCAAAGTGGCTTTGTCCAAAATCCCAAGCAATAGCTGCCATAAAGAATCACTGGCTTTTTCAATTTCATCAAAAAGTAGTAGGGAAAATTTATCTTTATCCGAGTAATTAGCGGCCAGAGATTCCTGAGTGATTAGTGGATGAGTTTCCCGATGGCCTAGATATCCCGGAGGCGATCCGATTAACTTAGCGATTTCGTGGGAGTGTTGAAATTCCGCACAGTTTATTTTTACAAAAGCGTTAGAGGCCCCGAATAATATTTCTGAAGTAGCTTCTACCGTGCGAGTTTTCCCAGACCCGGTGGGACCTAGAAATAGAAAATTTCCAATTGGGCGTTGTTTTGCAGATAGGCCGGATTTAAAAATCTGATAGGTATCAACCACAGCCTGAACCGCTTCCCCCTGACCGATGATTTTAGAACGAATTTTCTGTTCAAAATCCCATATTTCGGGAGACTGTAACGAGGTGTCCAGCTTACGGCAAACTGCAATCATTTAACCCCCTTTGGGGTTACTATTGAAACAAACCTCTTCCGGCTCGACCTGCTTGACTATTTCCAAGCTCGGCTTGTTGCTCTCTGGCAGAATTAATAAACTCTTCCATGTAGAGATTCTTCTGTGTATCTGCTAATCCGGCGTTTGCAGCTAAGACTTGACGAACAAACATTTGCATTGTTGGGGCAAAGCGTTCGTCGTTGTTGTATTCGTAAGATTTAGCTAAAAACCCGGTTTCAATCAGGTAGTAATAATAGTCGGGAATTGGTGCCCAGGTATCAGTAAGATTTGCAAACACTGGAGCGGCTTTTTGATAGGTTACACTAACTGTGTAAGCTTTATCTGGTACGGGTAGTAGATAAAAAGTTATGTTTCCCGAGTCATCGTCCAAAACCGGGGAAATGGAAATGGGTCGATTTTGTACTGAATCAGAAGCCAGATTTAAAGCAACTTGAAGTTCTTTTGTGGTTGTGCCATCGCTAACAGTTGCTTTTTCAATCCACCCAAAACTAGGCAACGCTTGAGTATAACTTTGAGTTCCCTGAACCGTGGAAAAGGTGGTTACGACCCGATTCCATCTCCAAGAAAAAGGCGGCCCAAGAATAAACTGGCGTACCCAATCCGCAATGCTAAAAGCGGGTTCGTTGGCAAACCCGCCGATGCCGACAAGCGGGGCATTACGCAAGCACTGCTGCCCGAAGTTTACGGTTCTCTGAAGTAGAATTGAGCTAGCCATTTATCCAGTTTCTGGACTTTTAACGTCCGGCTTTCATTACTTCTTCTTGGTTAGTGAAATATCTGTGCCCAGCCGCGCTTGGCTGGTTGGTGGTGTTGTGGTTGGCGTATTTAACGAACTCGGAATCGTCATACCAGACCACTTTCTGGCAGTTAGTACACATCAGGAATCGAGCGCCGGTATCCAAAGTGTGTTGGATAAAACTTGAGCGGTTAAACATATCACGGGTACTAGATAGCGGGTTACAAGCCATAATGTGGGGACAAGCATCCTGTTCCCACTTTTTAGACCGGCGAATAAACTCGGCCTGTTTCTTCATGCTAGCGCGAGAAGCCGCGTCATTGGCTTCTGTGCCGGGGCTTACATAAGGCTTTTTGGACTCGATAATAGCTGAAGCCAATCCTTCAACCAATTGGGAAAGATCTGACTTACCCGATTTCAGTTGTTCAAATTCTGCTTTACTGATTGTTACTTGCTCTTGTTCGTCACCGCCAAGAGCGCCTTCAAGTTCTTTCTTAGACATACATTCTCCTGCCAATGAAATCCGCACTGGCTACGGGTAGTTTAAATAATATCGCTGTAATATAACTGCCCATCAACTGGGGAACGAACTGCTTTCATGTTTTCTGCAAACACATCTTCCTCAGTGACTTTTACGTTTTCTACGGCTTGCTTACACAAAAAATCAATTGCTTCTAAAGATGGCCCTGTAATAACAACATCGTTGTCATACTCAATTGTTACTTTTTTCACTTGCATACGTTCTCCTAAATCGCGGATAACTAGTCTTCCGGGTGATGCCCGTTGCGATGGATAAAAAGTTGCCGGTACCAATTACGGCTACCTTCTCCTAAAGATGGCCCGAACCAATCGTTTACTTTTTCTTCTGTTGTTAATCCGGTTTTTATAAGTCTTAACAAAACCGTTCTCCAACCGCGTTTTGATTCTTTGATGGGAATGTCGTTGTGGTCAAACTCCATTAACGAGTGTTCTGGAAGCCAACCTGTAGGAATGTAAAACAAGTATTGAAAAGTTCTGCCTTCAAGGTGTGGTTGGGGTTTTCCGAAAGTCCGGAAAATGGACAAATCTCCAACAATGCGCCCATCCATTACATAAATATCCGGTATGCAATCCCGGATAAAATTTAGTAAATCCGAGTGGTGACGGTAACGCCCTGTTCGGGCTTCGTCGTTGTAAAAATCGTCTTGATCTCGCCAGCGCTGTTTCCGTACCGCATAAGAATTGTAATTTAATTCTTTTAACCGCTCGGTGTGTTCGTAGGTGGATAATTTAGGACTTGATTCACAAGTTAGGCACAGATCGCGTACACCTTCTTTGTAACTGGAATCTCTACGAAACTGGCCGAACGGTTTTACTGAGGTACACCCGCAACACTGCTTTTCATAGACTTTGTGGTTAGCTTGGTCTAGAACATCAGTGGATACGGGTGTACCCCCGTGATTTGAAATTGTTTGCGGGTCGATAAACATCTTTACCCCTTTAGGTTTTTAGATCAGATATCTTCAAAAGCAAATTCTATAGGAGTTATTGAATTTGCTGCACCGGTAGCGAACTTAATAGTCACGAACATTAAAGAATTGCTTAGTGGTGATGCAACCGCGAAAGGGGTGGACTGTCCTGCTGCGCGAGCACCGTAGGCTCCTGCTGCTGCTGCCCACGCTTCTGCCCCCATCATATTACCAGAAACAGAGTCCCACTGTCCCACCGCCTCTGCGATAAAAGAGCCACTAACAGCATTTCCAATTGTGGCGGTTGTGGCGATAGAACCAATAACGTTTCCCGTCCCAGTAACGGGTCCGTTTGCTTTAGTGTTTTGATAAAATTTAACCGTTAAACTATTAGAAGCAGCGCTAGAAAGAAACCGTCCTTGTATTCTTAGACGAAAAGCTCTTCCGTCAAAGGTGCTTGTATTGAAATACGGAGCGCCTACTCCACGCTCTCCGGCTTTTGCGCCATATTGGTCCGTTAGAATTGCTGCGTTTGCATTAATACTCATGGGATTTGAACGCCCGACGATGTCGGTTTGTCCAACGAATGGCATAAACGCGGTAACGTTTGTACCAGCATCTGTACCCATAGTTATTAGTGTTTCTACTGTACCTAGACCTGTTTGAGAAGCCAATAAATTACGAGCGGGAGTTGCTACGCCACCGCCGTTTAATACTAGAATACTGTCTGAATTTGCCATGATATTTCCTTATTTAGAATTTACTGAAATTCGAGACCCCCGGTTAGGCAGGGGAAAATTTGGTGGGATTAAGTGATGATATTAGGGCGGTCCATGCTTCCGCCTTCTTTTTTCCGATAGACCGGCTCGGCATCAAGTTTTCCGTCTTTAATAAAAATTGCTGCTACGCCACCCGGTTCGACTAAAGTATATTCATGATGGCCGCCGATTATGGTTCCTATTTCGTGGATGATGCTGGAGTGGACCACTAGCAAAACCGGGTTTTCGTTTTCCAACCCGAGGTTGATGGCGTCTAGAATTAATGGGTTTACGCGGGCTTTAAAGCCGCTAAAACTTTCTCCACCGGGCATGGGAATATCTTGGTGTTCAAAATGATATTTGACTACTTCAACGGACTCCGGGGTTTTTGGTTTTCCGCCAAGATCGCCAACATCCAAAGCCCGTAGACCTGCATGTATGATTGGTTTTAGCTCCCGTCCTTCTAAAATCTTGTCTACGGTGTCTGTGGCGCGAGTTTTATCAGAAGAGAAGGCGTATGAAAAATCTTGTCCGCTAAAATATTCTTTTAGTTTATTAGCCTGACGCCAGCCAGTAGCATCAAGAGGAACGTTGGTCGGACCCCTGTACGCATCTTGGGCGTTCAAAATTGTCTGCCCGTGACGCACGGCGTATAATATTGGTTGGGGTTGTCCCATTTTACATATTTCTCGTTGTGAATCCTGCTCTAAAAGGCCCCGGTTTTTCTTCTTCCACTTCTTCTGGCTCGTCCATTTTCTGGACTACTGGTTTTACTGTTTCTTCAACTTGGCCGATAAGAGATTCTACTTCTGCGTGGGCTTCCGCTTCCTCGGTAATCTCTAAACGGAGTTCCCGGAAATCGGGGTGATTGGAAAATGCGTGACCCCGTTCAATTAGCATTTTAACCGCTGCTTTTCTAACCGCCCAACCCGCAGCTTCGTTTCTGCCAAGGTCCCGTAGAACTTCCGCAGTTAAACTCGCCAGATGCTGTTCTGTAGATATCATGTTTCCTCTAATTAAATATATTCAACTGTTCCGCTATTAGCATCCGTTACAGAACCTTGTAATAACGTAGTGCAGGCATAAACGATACCTGCCGAAAAGTTGAGCAAAGCAGAAGCTCCGGGAGGAATGAAGATAGTTCCGCCCGATGTAATGGGGGCTGCCCAAACAGGAGCTGTAGTACCAAGAGTAACAGCACCAGTAGTGGCGGCATTGAAGAATTGAACCCATCCAGCCGCTGCACCCGTGTTCAGAAAATACATGCCGTATAAATTCCCCGCTAATCCCTTAATAAGAGTCAAAGCGCCAGTGGCACTAATTATCTTTGTTAACAACGCGGCTGCACTAGCAGTAGCCGGAGCCGCAGTATGCCACAGAGCATTTGTTGGAGCCGCGCCGTTAATAGCCGCGTCTAAAGTGGCGTTAGTGTTGCCAACAATCCCCACTTTTTGAACGCCTGCTGCGGCTGTTACAGTGGCGGTTCCCGCTACGGAGGACAAATCGGTTTTAAGTGCTGCTGTGGCAGAGATGACAGTTACTTTAGTGGTTCCGTCTGTAAGACTATTAAAAAATGGGTTTGCGTTGGTATTGGCAGCAGTTGTCGGAGAAACTTCAAAGATAGCAGACCCGCCGGGAACCACTGTGGCGTTTAAACTTGCTGCGGTAGCTTGAGCTACAGTAACTGAATTTGTGACAAAAGCATTAACTCCGGGAACGGCTGCGGCGGCGGGAGTAGACCCATAATTAACAACCGCAGTTGCGCCTAAAGTTGTTCCGGCCACTTGAGTTTGATTGACGACCCAAGGACTGGTTGACTGCGTAACCGCTACTGTTCCAGTGATAGTTGTGGAAGTTAAAGAAACAACCCACGGGCTAGTGGATTGTGTTACAGCTACCGTTCCTGTTACGGTTGTAGAGGCTAACGAAACTACCCAAGGAGATGTGCTTTGAGTTACCGCCACGGTTCCAGTAACTGTGGTTGAGGTCAAAGAAACAGGAACAACTGTTCCGCCTGAAATTCCCTGTATGGTTAAAACAGCCGTTCCAGACGATCCAGCGGTTCCACCGCCAGCTACAATCCACGGAGAGGTTCCTTGTGTAACTGAAACACTTCCAGTTATGGTTGTAGAAGCTAAAGTAACAGCTTGAGCCGACGGAAAAACCACTGTAGCATTTAGGTTAGCTGCTGTAGCTTGAGTAACTGTATCTGTCCATGTTCCGGACTGGGTTACTGGGATGCTGGCGTTTCCAACAGTTACTGTTCCACTAACGGGTTGAGTTGCGGGGAAATTGGAAACCGCAACAGTGCCAGAAACTGGCTGAGTAGCTTGAAAAAACGTCCCTGTGACGGCCACCGTTCCGGTAATGGTAGTACTAGTAAGGGTTACGGGTTGAGCCGAAGGAAATATGACATTTAACTGCCCGGAGGCATTTGTGGACAAAATCCGGACGTTGGTTCCTTCCCAGCCTAGCGCTGCTGTGCCTGTAGGGGTCGCTACGGCGGTTCCAGTGGCGTATTGGGTTCCACCACCAAAACTCGTAATTTGATTGCCAGAACCGTCTACAATCGCAACAGTGACCGCTTTAGCGTTGGTCAGGGACACGCCAGTAACCCCGGTTAAGGTTCCAGCGATGGTTACGCCCAAATAGTCGGCAGAAGTCGGTACAGCCGCCCCGGTTAACCCCGCAGCGGCGTTTCCAGATATGGACCCGCTAAATGTGGCGTTTACGTTCACGAAGCCGTTAACGTCAACACTGACATCTACTGCATGGGGTACGCCGGATAAGTCAATATACTGTCCAGCGACTACAACCGGGTTTTGAAGACTCATTAAGGCTTAGGGGGTTCTGGTTTGTTCTGGTCGTCCATTTTCTGGACTTTTGCTCGAAGCTCAGTAATGAGTTTATTCAACTCGCTAACTTCAAGATGCAATCTTCCAACTTCAGCGAAGATATCGGATATTTCCATTAGGCAGGTTCCTTTAAATGCTCGGGTTCGGGTAAAATGCCCATACGCCCGAAAATAATTTCTACTGTGTAAGCTTCTTTTAACGCCAGTAGTGGGTGTGAAAAATTCAACGTCAACTCGTAACCATCTAATTCTGCCGTGGTGTCCACCTGCTGCTGGCTTTCAGGGGTGATGCTTGGGCCGCCCACAACCACGGATATGACCACATGAGGCATTGCTTCTATCGGGATTAGGCAGTAGTTGTTTCCTTCACCCATTAAAACGAGAGTCTCGCTCAGGTCGATCTTTAGTCGATCAGATTCGCCATCTCCGAATATCGGCAAGCGGACCCCGTAGGAGGTAAGAATCATTTTACCAAGGCAAGTCTTTCACCGATGAGTATTCGAACTTAGGTTTAAAATGTTCTTTGGCTTTTTCAGACTTAGCCGGTATCGATGTAGACTGCTTATATTTTTTACCGTTAATCTCGATATGGCCGATATCTTTCATATCTTGATCCACGTTCAGTGAAACCGGTATAACAAAACTGTTCAATAACTCGTATAAATCAAACGGGTGGATGTAGATGAATTCGCCTGGTTCGCCTGATAGCTGTTTGATAATTTCTTTGGCTTCTGCTAATTGCTGTTCGAGCCTAGTGATTTCTTTCATCCAAGCATCTAGTTGGGGATCGCTTAAACTAACCCCGTAACCGTAAAAAGCGTCTTTGCCTATTATATAAGTTGAATATGGGGTCGAAGTCATAGTAGCGGTTGTTGGAGCCGTGGAATACCCGTAATAGTAACCCTCTTTAGTCTTAATAGAAGTCCCCGTTAACTGCTCTTTTGCTTTCTTAACATCTGCTAAAGTTAAAGCCCCCGCGTTTGCCTGTGCTTGTTGGGCCTGTTGAGTGGCTTGTAAAGTTTCTGCTGAAGGGGTCCACTCGACGGTGGATGTATAATCGTAGTAGTTAGGAGCAGGATCGCAAATTATTTTCTTAACCTCTTCTACAAGTTCGAGTGTAGGCTCAGGCTCGTAGGCCGCAGCCGCCAGTTCTTCTGGCGAAAACCCGGTAAATTTTGCGTTGTTATTCATTAGCGGTTCCTTACCCGGTAATATTTAACCCCAAGCTACAGACTTAATAAACTTATTTAACATTCTAGTTTCTACAATGCGCTGCATGACTTCTTTAGGTCTAGGACGACCTTTTAGTTTAGCACTTCTTTTTTGTCTGGTTTCTTCTGATACAGGCTTACCAAACATCGGGTTTTTATCACCCAGCCTCTGAACCCGTAGCTTCTCTTTGGCCGCTTCTGATCGAGGCATCCCCGTCATGGCCTGTCTTATCTTTTCAAGACCCTCTGGAGTTACTGGAACTCCCTCACCGCCGTAGGTGCTATTATATCCCTTTTCGGGGTTGCTAGACTCGTATACGGTTATGTAGTGTTTTTCTAACTCATTGGCTTTGGCTAGGTCAACGGCAGTGTCTATCTGTTCGACCTTAAAAGCCTCGCAACCGTATTTTAAAATCGCGTTAGAGAAGTAATATCCCTTGCCACAATTGGCATCGCTTATGTGTTTGCTCCAACGTCTGTGTAACTTCTGTTTTGTTTGGCCAACGTAGAATTTCCCATTAACCGTATTTGTAATCAAATAAATTATATACACTATCTCTCCATGAAAGAGAGGTTTCGGGGGTGTGTTCATGGCACACCCCCTACTCCCAGAATTTACCACCTATTAACTATATCACACGTCTGCAATAAAGTCAATAGTTATTTTGTTCTTCGTAAGTTGTTGATTATGAAGAACTTGTTTCCGACTGGAGCCGACGTATAACCATCGTGCTGCCGGGCCGCAATGTGTTGGTCACAATTGTTACTCGCTTTACGCGGGGCTAATCGTTTCCGCTAGCCTCTTACGGTCGCCCGTAAGGTCGGACTATCTCATCACCCACTTGGGGTGCAAGGTCTATAGTCTCTACACGTCCCCGTTTCCGAGTTTCGCTCGGGATTGTCTCAGTGAGATGTTCCCCGAATTAGCCTTGTTTTCGATGCTAGTCGCCTAGCAAAGGTACCTAGATTGATACTTCACATTGTAGCTGACCCATCCGCCGATCTGTCTTGCTGGGTCTGAAACGCTGCCTTGGGCAGGCGCTTCCTGAATCCGATTTGTTACTAGATTGCTCTAGGCTAAATCATTTCTGTTTAGCTCTTTACCTTTTATTCGGTAAATGTTCGGACTATTGCATCATCCCGAAGGACGTTTCTCCGCTTAGTCTCTCACGGTCTCTTTCGAGTTCCGCCTCGTTGCCATTTCAGGGTTCGAGTCAATCAGGAGAAATTCTCAATTATATATTACTATATAACGTTACAATTCAGTTTATAAGGCGGTAATTTTTCTCGCCAGACTCCGGATTCTTCCCCAAAAATACTGAGAAGATAGAGTCATCTGAGAAGATGTAGGTGTTGTAATAAGTGTTAGACGAGATTGTTACCGAAGGGGCGGTTGTAGTTTGCTTAAATTTCACACCGGCGAATTCGATAGTGTCTTCGTTTGCCACGGGTGCCAACAGCTTGTCAACAGTCGAAGCATTACGCTTTAGAATGTCGGTCAAACCGTTAACCGAGGTGTCATTCAAAACGTCGTGAACTACGAACGGATGAATGATGCCTCCCCAGTAACCATCTTTGGTTAGTGGGCGGGCGTTTACACCAGCAAGCTGCTGGGCAGCAGTACGGATGTTGTTGGCAGTTAGGTAGGTCCCGTTTGCCAACTGGATGTTTACCGAGCTATCTACTCCGTTTGCGCTGTCAGCGGTTAGCTGGACAAGCGAGTTGAGAGTTAGAGCTAGGCGGTAGTTCAATTCGGTTGCTAGGTTTTGTAGCAATGATGGGTCGTCAATAGCCACGTCCATAGCAAGGTCAGACGAGTTAATAAAATCAGCATCAAATGTGTTTAGGCTAAAGCGAAAGTCCAGATAATGGATTTTTTACACCCTGCTTCACAACAGGTGCGCTCTCGGTATCGCTATCGAGTTCAGACTCTATCTTCTTCTCGAATGGATTTAAAGGCTCAACTAAACTCTTATTTCCTTGTAATAATCCATACGAAAAGTCTAGCGTATTAGTCGTTGGGGATTCCCCTTTGTTCAGAGCCATGCACTCTTTACTTATCTCTAGTCTTCGTTTAGGATTTTTCACATTCTTCATCCTAACGAACTCCAGAGCTAAAAGCGCCTGTTTTCTCTTGATAACTAGATATGGTAAAATTCCCAATAAGAACTTTTCTTGTAGATGATATTGATCGAGATTCCAGCGGTAACAAGGTCTGTTCGATCCCTGTTTTCCGTCTTTATAATCCCCACCAAAGTTCTCTTTTATCCAGTCCATTAAAGGAACGGAGACATTAGATATGCCAATTTTACAATCGACAAGCCAATACTTCTTTCCTTTTTTTCCATAAGACTGTAAGTGTCGGGTTATTGAAACGTGGCCTTCACCATCAAGCATTGCTGCGACGTAAGCCCATTTCGTTTTACTTATCTTAGCCATCGGGTCTTTCCTCCGTCTCTTCTATTATAGCATAGACTTTGACGGATATAGCTAGATTTAAGGCCAGCAACAAATTTACTGGCCAATGGTCGCTACGATTTTGGTAGAGCTTTCGGAAATCGGAGACCCAACCGTTCCTTCTGCCGCTTGGTTGGTGTTACCAGCCAAAAGAGCATAAGTAAAGAATTGGATTTGATTACCTTGACGTAGCGGAAGTGGTTTCTGCTTCAATTTTTAACCGGCATCAATAACCACTTCTTACAATGACCAAGCAGTTTCAGTCATTGACATGAAAGGCGTTTGCGCTTTCAAGTTTGGGATGGCAGCCCGTTCGTAGTAAATAGCTACTAGGTTAGGCAACGCACCCGACGTAAGAATTGATGCGGGGGAATAAGACATTGTTATCTTTTCTTAGTTGAGGTCTTTTAACGCCGAGCAGACTGTGCTTTGAACCGACGAATATCAGTGAATAGCTGATTAATGTCGGCATCTGGCAAATTGTCTATCTCTTCGACTGTTGGCACTTTTGCGGGGTCTGGGGGAACCGGCGGTCTTGCATTTGTGTCACCGGGTCTTAATCCATAACCTGCGGGAGTCGCTAACGGGCGTCCAACGGGCCGCTCAATCCGAGCAGCAGGGTCGGGTGCTACATAGGGTGGTGCTACAGTGGCGGGCGCAGTAATCGCTGCGGGCGTTGCTGTAATAACTTCAGTTCTAGGAGCTTCATCTAGCAATCCGCCTTCAGATAGCTCCTGATAAACTTCAATTAAATTCTCTACGTTAAACTCTAGCTGACGTTCGGTTAATTTATCCGTCATACGGGTATTATTGTCGGCTGAGTTAAAGTACATTGGAACGAGTTTTCTAAACTTGTCCCCAATCTGTTTCAGTGTTAACTGTTGCTGGGCTTGGTCTTGAACTTCTTTACCAGCTTTTGCCCAGTTTACGAAAGTTCCCCAATCGACTCCGGTTGTAGCCTCACACATTTTATTAAAAGCGGCTACGGGGTCTGACTGGAATAAAGTTTTGATTTCAAAGGTCTGGTCAGCAGTTAAAGTTTTCTGAGCCGCAGTTGCGGGTTTTGGAGGAGCCGGATTGTCCACTTTCTGGACTTTTAGCTTGGCTTCCTGTTGGTTAATTTTTATACTGGCGTTGACTTTGCCAACTGCCAATTGCTTGGCTAGCTCTAGCGGGGACCGAGCATGAAAAATCTCCAGTGGTCTGTTTTTACCGGGATTCAGTTCCGCGTGCCAGCCACGTTCGTCTTCTGTGTAAGTTATAGTTGCGCCATTTTCTAACTGTACTGTTTCAGGTTGAGCATAAGTTGCCGCTGGCGCTAGTGGCGCGGGAGCTAAAGCCGGATCAACTGGTGGCGGAAAACTCGCCGGATCATTATTAGCAATTTCTGCTAACTGGGCTGCGAAGTGTTCGGGGCCTGTGCGATTGTCTAGTTGTGTAAAACTGTCGTCAAGCCACGGATCGCGTTCATCTACTGCCATATTCTATCTCCTATCGGAAAATCCGTCCGATACGGGTATTTTATAGTTCTAACTGCGACTGCAAAACTTCTTTCACTGGTTCGGGGGTTTCCCGGCTAGTGTTAATCATCCGGTCTACATCGCTTGTGAAAATCGCCAGTAACTGGCTAGCGACATACATAACCGAATGCTGGGCCGCGACATTATCTTTTTCTGATGGGTCTATAGTAGCCAACCGCTCAACCGCATGGACGACATAACTTTGAAGAAGCGCTACTGCTATTTGCCAACCCTCGGTATGAACCGTAGTGGCTAACTTACGGCATTTTTCCCAGTGTTCTATTTTGTCTTTTTCAGACTGTTCTAGGACTTTCTGCTGGATAAACTCTAACCGTTCAATAATATCCTTGGACGTGTATTTTTCCATTAGCCTCCACCAAATCCAGTATTACCGGGTTGGCCTTCTAGCGACTCCATACCCGCAGACTTTTCTAAGTCTTGACGGATGACTTCATGGACGGCGCGAGCCGTGTTCTGCTGGTCAATCAAGTTAGACTTGTTTTCAAACTTCATTTGTTCTAACTTAGCTTTATTCTGGAAATCTACTTGAGGCTTGTTCATGCCTTGAGCCTGCTGCCAACGCTGTTGATCTTCTTTGGTCATAGGCACAATAACGCTACTATAATTCCGCCAATCTGAAACCTCAAAAATCATGCGGGTGACTTCTAGAACATCGACTTTCTTACCTTCAATAGCCAATCCATCAGTGATGTTTTGGCTCTGCAAGAAGGACAACATAATCGGAATAGCCTGAGCCATTGTTCTGCGAGCTTGCAACCGAGCGCCAGCCCCAATAGAGAATATCAATTTGGCGTTTCTAAGGTCTAATATATCTCCGTTAGCTTTAGTGTATTCGTGTTCAAGTTCATCAGTTAAAATTGCTTTATAGGTTTTTGTGGGCAGAAGTGAAGCGTCCAGTTCGTGAATATTGTATAAGAATGGAACATATACTTGATTGCACAGACGTTCTACAAAGTCTTGGATACGGGTTCCAGCGCCACTAGCTAACATGCTAGCCCCGGTAGCAGACCGAGCAAGATTCGAGTGTCCACTAGACCCGGCAACTCCCTGCATTCCAGGTTCTGACGCTCCAGAAGTCTGTTCTGCTCTAGCTTGAGACAACGCCAAGGCAGCCGGGGCTTCAGGCACCGCCGGTAGACGATCTAGAGGAGTGAAGTCGTCCTTATTCTGGACGTTGATAATTTTACCAGGAGATAGCCGAATGCTTTGAGAAGGCGCTTGAGACTTGCCTTCTACACGGATGTAAACGCCGTTTAGGTTTAGAGAAACCCCGTCTAGCCAAGCATTGGTGATTCCTTGCTGAAGTCTCTGTTCACTACCTATTGACTTAGCAAGTCCAATACCCCAAAAAGCCTCGGGTATATCCCACCAGTTAAGTGAAAGAAATGGGATTTTACCATACGGGTTTTTGTCGTTACAGATAACCAATTTCTTCTGTAACACTACAATACAGCGATCTTTATCCCAACGTTCTAGAACTTCTAGCGGTTGGGCGAATGGATCAATCGTGGTAGATTCATACCGAGCTTTAGCTCTGGCGTCCCAAAGAGGATTCTGAATCGCCGTTTCAGCAGGAGAAGATTCAACCTCTTCTTTAGGAGGAAGAAATAATTCTAGCAAAGCCTCGCGGCTAGGAATGTCATAGCCGGGACGGTCTCTCAGTCTATCTAAATCTTCCCATGTCATGTATTGGCGGTGGATGACATATTTAGCCCGACGGATATCAGGAAGGTTTAATCCAGGGTCAACTAAGACGTGACGAAGATTGACGATGCTTTCAAAACACGGGCGGTCTACCTGTATATCTACTTCTTCTTCTACGATATCTTCTTCATCTTCAATGGTTGTAGAAGGCAGTCCAGGAACCGGATTCGGGATTACTGTTGGCGGATTTTTACGCTTGTACCGTTTCTCCGTGTCGGTATAAATTTCCCAACCCCACTTCCAAATACCTGTGCCAAATAAAACCGCATTCATAACTCCGAGACGCAAAGATTCCTCGAAGTGTATTTCTTCTAACTGATAGTTTAAAACTGCCTGAACCGCTCTGCCAGCATCCGCTGAAGTCTTGGGTCTGTTCTGGACTACGAATGGCGGCTCTTGGTAAAACAACCCATTCATAATCTGTGGAACTAAAGCATTAACCGCAGTAGCCACCGTGAAAAAAGGAATGCTGGCTTTTTCAGTTTGTGTGCCTTCCCAGTACCGAGCGATGTAGGGAGACTGGTACAGAGAGTTGGCGGTGTTCCAAAACAACACCCACGCCTTGGTCAAGGCGAAACTTTCGGCCCTATCACAATCCTGGACTATTAAGGCTAACGCCTCCTCGTCCCCGAACATCAGATTGTTAGATAGTGCCTTACGAGCCGCGTCAGAACTTATATCTGCGTGCGCGTTTTTTGGCGGAATAGGCAGTTGCATTTATTAGCCGATGGAGACGGAATCTTCTACAACTTCCTTAACACGGGTTCCTTTGTAACCATCGCATTCAATGCGTCCGGTTGAAAGATTAACCGCATAGTCCATGCCGGGAGATACCGGCGCGACTCCACTTTCTCCGGCGTTACGAGAAACTTTAAAGTTTCCGGCAACTGCGGATTCGCGGCTGGCCATAGAATCCGATTCGCCTTCAGACGGAATTTCTACGTGTCGAGGCGAAGTCTTATTGCCATCCCAAGGAACGAGTTGATCCTGTTCTGAAGAATTATCCTCAGATTGTCCATGAGCGGCGGATACTTTCTTAACGGGGAATTCAGACGCCTTAGCTTTGTAAGGGTCTTTTTGAGAAGGGGTTTGGGATTCTAAAGAATCGCGCTGCCCTCCATCGGAGTTTTGCCCATCTACCATTGATGTTTGTTTTCTACTTGCCATTTTATTTCCTTTATTAAATTAACCTCGAAGCCCGGCCCCAAGAATTGATGGAGCGTCTTCGTACATTGATTCGGCCTCGGGGCCTGACTCTACAGGAACCGGAACTATTGGTAGTGACTGAGGATTTGCAAACCCGACTTGACCAAACGCGTCCGTGCCGGGGATGAACAGAAGATTAAACGAAGCTTCTTCTACTGAATACGATGAAAGCTCTTTAGTCTGGATTAGCTGTGTAATTCTAGGGGCGTATCTAGGTTGTTGGGAAATTACATCAGGTATGTCGTCATGGTGGTGACTAACCATGCAGTCTTGAAACTCGTTATAAAGCACATCAAGATAAGGCAGGAAGTTTGCAAAAAACATCCGGTTATCCACTAACCAAGGATGTAAAGCCCCCATGCGTATTGCTTTAGCGTCTTTTTGGTTATCTGGTTTATACCAGTCTATCCGACCGCAGACGGACATAACTTCAGGTATTCCCGTATTTTGGGCTTGGCGAACAATTTCTGCTTCTAAAAAATCCGCCCCCATAGACTTTTCAATTCCGATTATCTGTGGTCGCCAGTCTTTTGTTAAGTCCACAACAGCTTTGGCTAAATCAGTCGGAGAAAACTTATCTCGGATAAGATCAATAATAAATGCCTGACCTTTATCGTTCCATCTAACTACGCATCCAGTTGAGTAGTCGCGGCCTTTTTTCTTGCTGAAAGCGAAGTCCCAAGTTATGGTTATCGGCCCGCTATAAGGAATCTTGGTGTGGTCAATAGTCTGTCTGTGAAGCAAAGGCAAATCAAAAGTTGTTGTACTTTTAGGCCGTGGATTTTGGTTGTACTGACCTTCAGACGCGGGTTCATTTTCATGCCACTCTTTGCGGAGTTTTTTGAAAGTAAGATATTCCGGGAATAGAAGGATCGCTTCTTCTTCCAGAAGCTCCTTGATATCTTTTAAAACTCCTGCTCGGGGAACAATTGCTCGGCCAATTACAATCTGAAGACCAGAATCTTTATTCTCAACGTATTCCCAAGACGGAAGCAGTCCGCTTTCCTCGTCTTTTAGGTGGATGATTTCACCGACGTTGTTTTCTAGAATTTTGCCGTACAGGTCTAGAGTGTGGTACCGGGTTCCGATTATATCCAGATACCCGTAAGGCATCAGTGTCTTTTTGTTGATATAGAAGTTTTTGTAGAGCTTTAATAGCAGGTCGTCACTGCCAGAATTACGGTTAGAAATAACGTCGTCCGATTTCAACACGTCATAGTGATGGCCCGACAGTGTGGAATCAATCGAAGAGGCCGTAACCGTTGGTTCACTGATATCCACGTTAGTCCGGGCGGGAGTTGTAAACGTAGATACATTTCCTAAGGCCAGCTTGGTGTCTTCCACGCAAAATTCCGGGAAGAATATATTCATAAAGCTGGCGTGTTCTTTTACTATGAACCGGCTTTTAAATTCTTTAAGAAAAGTCTCGGACAAATCCTTATCCGCCGTCATAAACAGAATGCGGATATTGGGGAAGTTTAAGACCCACTGTACTGCGTCTATCCCGTTTAACGTGGATTTGAAGCAACCACGGGGATAGAGCAGCATCCGTTCTTTACGCTCGTCTTGTTCCGCTATGGATTTGTCGTCCATTTTCTGGACAAATAGATCGCAAACTCGGCGGTGAACCCGTTCCAGTAACAATTCGTTTTTCTGGTTATCATACCCGATAAGATATTTAGCCAGAAAGAATAAATCTGCTTTAGACCGGCGGCGGACTTCTTGGCAGAAATCAGTCTTTAAAAACTGCTCCCACGGCATCGGCGTAGACTTTTTAGACAGGTCCCGAAACTGAACCATTTTGTCATAAAGTTCGTCGTGGGATAAATCGCGCATTACTGAGGCATTGGTTGCTGAGTTTGTTCTTCTTCTTCAGGTCCAAAGTGTTGACCTACATGATCTTGAAGCGCAGAAAGGTCTGGGAGGACATGTTCTTGTGGAGGAGGCTGCTGCATCTTGCCTTCCATCTCTTCAGGTAGCATGTCGTGATTTGCCACGAACCCACCACTATCTGCCTTACGGATGTGCATGGTTTTCGTCTTGCCTTTTTTAGTGGGTTTTTTCTTTTCAGTTTTCTTTTCTTTTTCTGCCATATATCCTTCTATTGAAGAGTTGCTGTTGGTGCTGTGGCTGTAACATTTGAAGTTACAACAGGCGCAGTCACCGTAACCGTTTGTGGAATGTTTAAAGTTATAGAAGACCCAGTTAGTGGAGTATTGCAGATGTTTCCGGGTAAGTTGCAAACTTTGATGGATTGAATTCCGCTTGACGCGGCAGCAGGGGCCGCCAAGAACCACCCCTGAGTGGCGTTCTGCCATACATAAACTCCAGTGGCTACAACGCACAAACTAGGAATAATGGGAGTTCCGCAATTTGTCAAAGTGCTGCCAGCAGGGGCGACTATAAGAGACACCGGCATTGATTGTGCCATGCTGCGAACAAATCCACCAAGAAGAAGAGCCGCTAGGACTAGAATAATCACTGTTGTTTTATTCATTAAATTATTCCTTGTGTAATAATAACTGATTGTGCAAACATAAGACCTTGAATTGCCGGGTTTCCATTTCCTGTGCCATTGAGTGAAAGAACATCAGGATTTCCTGCATTATCCGCGAAAGTTATGTTGCCTGAGAACGGGGCGGCACTTGCTGGAGTTGCAGTTAGCTGAAATGTGCAAGAAGACGACGGTGTTAGTGTAAAACTCGTCCCGCAGGTGTTATTGACGAGCGTGAATACTGCGCTGCTGGGAGTCACGGAGGTAACAACTAGATTGGCCGTCCCCGTGTTCTGGAGTGTTACTGTGATAGGATTCCCGGTTAGACCGAAGGGGATGAGACCAAAAGCTACGGTAGAAGGAGTGAAGGTGGCGATGGGCGCGGTTGGTCCGCCTCCATAGCAAGAGGCGGCATTAAAGTTAGTGATTACCGATCCAGAACCATCTGGTGCTCCACCCAACACATTCAAATAGCAATTCAATGCGGGGTTGGCATTAGCGTGTCCTGCCCATCCAGTTGCCAACGTGGTTCCTGTACATTGTGACGAAGAAGTTGTGGCCACACCTGCAAACTGACCTACCGTATTAATTGTTCCAGTGCATACCCCGAGATTCCCGCTTGTTACGTCCGGACCCATGACAGGAAACGGTGTAGAACCAAACCATGAGGGCTTTGCGGTTAGATACAGACTAGCGGGATACGCCGGTTCACCGATTGCGGTATCTCCTATTACGGGCACAAAGTTAGGAAACGTTGAAAAGGTTGATGGGGACTCTGATGCGCTAGAACAAGTTGTAGACCATCCTGTATCAAGCGAGTTTCCACAATAACGCACGGCGGCAGTCTTAACGTCGTAATTTCCCCAATAAAGAGTTGAGTTAAAAACAGTGGTTTCTGTTGGAACGCCAGTATCGTTTGTAACGTCACAAGCCGCAGGTACGCCCGCCACGATAGTAAAGTTTTGATAATTTGTGCAGGAAGCAGATTGTAAATATCCTGTATGATAAATTGCACTACCAACAAGATTAGCTACGTTATTATTAGTTCGATCAAATGTTGAATCTACGATCCCGTTGGTCCCGCCGTTTTCTGGTTGTCCGGGTTGGGATTCCCATCCAGTGAAAAGATTTCTATAGCGGGTGATAAGACCGCAGGTAGCATGAATGCCATCACAATCACTCTGAGATTCAGTGTTACCCTCATCGAGATTCATGTAATTGGCGGAGTGGTAATTTTCAGATGCCTGCATCAAATTGTTGAGAGTTGTAAAACGCGCCCAGATAATGTAGTTGTACCCGAACACATTCCCAGTTGCGGGACCGTCATAACTAAAGGGTGTGGAAGCCTGCCGGATGATATTGTTCTGGATGAGATCAAAACCTGCGATCTCGAACCGGACACCGTAGGGATTGGTGGCCTGTGTAACGTGGTCCACTACGTTGTCCTTAAACACCGTATTGAAACACTGAACGCAATTAAAGCCATATAGGTGGGCATTGGATATTTCTACACCACTCACCCAACCCTTATAGATGTTACCGAAACCAATCAGCGCTCCGATTACGGAATTGTTTACACCGTCTACGCGAAGGTTTTCTACTCCTACTTCAGGGACTGGTTGAATCAACCACGCTTGAGGAGTACGCCCAGAAGTTATATTAGGCATCAGCAAACCAGAGTTGAGAGTGACTACACCAGTGCCAGAATTTACTGCTGAGGCAGTGTGGAATTCTATTTGTCCACGATTAGGAACGTTGTTGTCCCCGCCCTCGTTATGGACTGCACAGCCGTTTGGAGAGGACCAACTAGAAGTACAAATGAATAAATTTCCGTTGTCTGTATTGGTGCCGGTTGTGCAACCGTTTCCCGTATTTAGACCCGTGTCGCAGAGATCAAGAGCAATAATTGTGGGTGTTGCAGACGCAGTAGTATTGATGCCTGTAGTTCCCGATAGGGTAATCGAAGTTGCGGCTTGATTATACCCAGCAGTCCAGTTAAACACTGTTCCGCGAGATTGGACGTTATTAGCTGCGTTTGTCATAACGCAAATAAAGGACTGCAAAACTGCCCCGGCACAGCCAGGATTTAGTCCGGAAGGAACTGGCAAAATAGTCTGACTAGCGCCTGCGCCACGAAGAACCACATATCCAGAAGTTGGAAACGTTATCTGGCCCGCAATGCTAGATAGCGTTCCAGCAGGTAACTGAACATAAGTGCTGCTTCCGCCAGCCGAAGCTAAAGCAGCGTTTATTTGTGTATCAGTAACAGCAGCACCAGCGGTCGTAACAGCATTACAGGCGGTTGTTACACATTGGGGCCAAGAGGCATCTGGAAGAGTAGAACCAGGAAATCCAGCTTGAGTAAAATCTGTTGCTCTCCCTGGTGTAAGAATACCAAACCACGGTGGCGAGGGATTGGTGGGAAACTCTGTGTTAGAACAGTTGATAGCGCATAGCCAGACATCGGAGTATTCCACCATGAACCCCGAAGGGAGACATGCTCCTCCACCTGGGCAGACGTTTATAGCGTTCCCATTTCCGAAGGTGATGTCACAACTACCGGGTGTGCAATTTCCTCCCGTGCCTCCATTGGTCCACATCTCTCCAATTTTGGTCATGGTGCGGTCGAAGAGTTGGAGGCGCGTACAATCGCTATGGTCTGCATTTATGGTGGAGAAGTTTACGCACGGCGCTCCGTTGAATTGCTGCCATGCCACGCCTACGGTCTGCCCGACACTAAATGGCACTGTCTGGACACCTGCCACGCCCTCTGTCGTGAAATAAGGGCCAGCGCCTTGATTGTCGTAGTTGCTAAGACGGGAACCGCAGAATCCGCAAATGAACTGGAATCCATCGAAGGATGTTCCGAATACCGCCGTGGCTGGCACAGTAGTACAGAACCAGAAGAAGCCTTGAGCTAGCGCCCCGGCTTCATTGGGCATGAAGAACTGAACGAACTGATTATTATGGCCCGCGCCGTTTGTTGTGTTGTAGTGAAGGAAATTTCCGCTGTGAAATTTCGCCTGCGGGCCGCCGTCTGTGCAACTCGAAGAACTGGTGTATGTGAGTGCAGAGGCACTATTCGATACGCTCCAAGAAGTACCAGTTCCGATGGTCCCGAACATGCTGGCAGCAAGGTCTGTGGTTGTTGGAGCCGCTCCCGGTGTGCCGTGAGAAAAGTTCTGATAGGAGTAGCCCTGCGCTATCAGTCCGATTGGGAATAGCAGCGCAAGTAGAAAAAGTCGTCTTATGGCTTGTAGCATGACACCGCCGTTTGTGAATACGCCGTATCGCTATTTCCAAATGTGGCAATCAGTGTTCCGCCGTTCTGAGCGAACGATTCAACGCCGTTGGGAGCCGTAGGATCAGAGGCTAGTAGCGTCCATGCAAGAGTAGTTCCAGCGGTTATCATACCACCATCGTAATTACCATCCACCATTTCAGCTACACATAGATCGTTGTGATTCAAGGTCACAGCAGACCCGCTATTGACAATATTGGGTCCTGCGCCTGTCCCGCTTTGATTGTTGATTGCTGAGACTACATCTAGGCCGGAGGAGCCGCGCACAACAGTAGCCGACAGGTTTCCGTCCCCCCCTCCAGTAAAAACATGATTAATGCTGCACGATCCGCCAGTAGTAATAGTAATGTGTCCTTTGATCGCGGTTTGCGCCACGATGCCTTGATTGGTTGGGCCAGCATCTATAACAGTCGCTGCTCCGACGCACGTCCCCGTTACTGTAACGGTCTCTGTTGCACCATTCGATAGCGAAGATGCCTCAAAATCAACGATGTCATTAACATTTACTGAGCAAAGCGTTAGCGAATAGTTGGAACTAAACGAAAAAGCAGCCGCTGAGCAACTAGATACAATAGTTGGGGCTAATGCCGACACAGTTCCGCCAGACACGATAGTTTTCGGAGCAACCGTTGTATTTGGGGCTACTTTTGTAGGTCCCTGAAATAGCATCGCCAGTATTAGCAACATTCTCATAATTACTGCAATCTCTCAACAGAGATGCGTAGGCCATATGTTCCAGTTCCGCTAACAGTGCAAGCTACATAAGTAGTTGCGTATTGGATAACTGTTCCGTTTGTCCAAATGGTGGCCGTACCTGTTGCGTTGTGGGCTGTTCCTTGAAGAGTAAGGCTGTTGCCAAAAGTGTTAGAACCATCTTGATCTAGAGGCAAAGTTTGGGTTGTGTGGGTTGCTGTCTCGTCTGTCCATGTCAAGTTCACCGTCATGGACCCCGCTGTACCGCAGGCAGCTTGAGAATTTGTATAAACTGAAATTCGATACTGTCCCGCGATATTACATGCCCCGGCAGATGCCGCACATAAAGTTGCCGTAGTGATAGCGCCTGTTTGTCCCGTTAAACTAATTGCCCCAGGTTGACGACGAACAAGCATTCCGGGAGTGGCAGTGCTTGCGCCATTTGTAGCCACCATGATTTCATGTGTTGTAGAATCTGGTGTTAAGGTTGTGGCTCCAGCTACGTTCGTTGGCTCCGTTCCTTCTGCCGCGCAGAATCCACCAGCAGTTCCAAGCGTAGTGCAAGTAGCCGCACCAAATTGACCACTTCCTGTTTGTGTTGAGTTTCCGGCCTTATCCACCTTCCACTCACTAGTACCTCCAAGCTGAAAGTCAGCTAGAAGAGAGCCAGTTCCAGATGCCGTATTTGTTGGATTAACTAACAGGGCCGCGTCTACAACCCCAGTGGTATTCCAAGTAGGGGTGATATATAATGCCGGAAGAGTTTGCGTTCCAGTAAGAGAATTGCTGACATTAAACGGTACGGCTGTTGAACCTGCCAACGTCGCGATTTTTGTGATATATTGGTTGCCTAGAGTCCCTGATGTTGCTGCCGTGGTTTCCCCAAACGTAAAAGCAACTTGGTTAGAAGTCAAAGCCCAGTTCCAAATCTGAGCACCATTGTTACCACTAGCAATAGTATTTGCCCCAGTAGCAGCAGTTATCGAACTCAGGGCAGACGATGAGTTGCAAGCTCCAGCAGTTTCAGAAATTAGCCCCGTTATGCCGCTAGATTGTAAACATTTGCTTCCGGCGGGAGCGGTAGTGAAAGCAGCAGCAATAGAATCGGCGTTGTTAATATAAAGGTGCATAGACTTAGCCGTAGAATCGTAGCCAAGCATGGAAGTTGCGCTAGCTGTAAATCCAGCGCCTGTGGGAACTTTCCAAGTAGCTTCGGAGAAATCTTGCAAACCAGTCCATGTATTAGCTGTGTTAAATAATGCAGCATGGCTTACTGCCGTTAACATAGCATCGGTTATTGAACAGTATGTTGGAGTGGCGGTAGACCCGGTGCAATTTGCCCATACTTTGTTGGCGGTGGCAGTGCCGAGAGTCAGTGTCACAACACCAGTTGAGCCACTATTTGTAATTAACGCCGCATCTCCAGTTAGAGAAGAAACTCCAGAAGAAGAGGAACCACAACTAAATAATCCCGTTGAAGCTGTGAATTGTACCGCGTTACCTGCCCCGTGACAATCCGCGAAAGCTCCAAGTTCAGGTAGACGAGAAGCAAAATAATTTACGCCATCAGACCAGTGAAACACAGTCATTCCCGGCTGTATAACTAAAGATGTTCCACCATTAACTGTAAACCCAGAAGCATTTTCTATAACCGTTCCAGTGCCGACATTTCGAATTACATAAAAGAAATTAAACCCAAATCCGGTAGTTGAGGGGTTTACCATCGTATAAGTCTGTGCCCCAACATTGTTTGCTAGAATTGCGGTGCCACGGTCATTCCAAGTATTAGCCGCGCCAATAGTATAGGTTGTTCCGCTTTGCTGGTTTATAGGAACGCCGGGAAGAACGATTGTTGGAGCTACAGATGCACCGACCGTGACATTGTAAATTACATCGTAAATACCATTTATAGTTGGAGAATTCACTCCACCAAATGAACACACCCCACCGCCGTTGTACTGAAAGGCGTTTGCAGAACCACCGGGAGCGCAACCACCGCCACCGCCTCCTCCGAGTCCATAGGCAAAAGCGTTTCCGCCCTTAAGAAATACGTGAACACCTTGGTTGGTTGGAATAACAATATTTCCAATAGCGCCATTGCCTGAAAGCGTTCCCGCATTTACCGTAAGCGTACATGACCCTGATTGGCAAACGACATCCCAGCCGCGCCCGTCTCCAAGGGTAGTGTCCACGGTTATCGTGCCCGTGCCGTTCTGGACCAATACCCCCATGTTGTTTGTGAGCGTGATGTTACCTGTAGAGATGATTGCGGATTGAGTTACACTCGGAACGGCTATTCCGCCAGAGCCGTTGTTGCCCATGCCCAGAATTGTCGTGTTGATATTTTGACCAATAAGATTCGAGGCAGTCTGAGCTGCACTAATTACCGAGACGCTTGAAAAAGGATTACCAGTTATAAGAGGCGCTCCAGAACCTTGACTTACATTTTCGAGAGTGAGAGGAAAACCCAACAAACCAGAAATGCCTGTCAAGTCCGCTGCGATAGAATAACCGCCTGTGTCAATAACAGTATTGTGAATCTTTACGCTTCCTCCAGCAGTGCCTCCAGCGTGATAAAAAGAAAATACAGGCATTACCGGCCCCTGATTCTCTTCCCCCATTTCAAGGTCGGCCACGAATCCTACAGGAAATTGACCAAACCACATCCCCTTGATACTCATCGGGAAGTAGTGCATATTGACTTCATTATCGTTCTTGATGATGACAAAGGGCGTCAGCGTTTGCCCATCGCCCTGAGTCATGCCGGATGCAAACACGTTGTTTACCCACCAAGTACCGAAGCCTAGAGTTGAAAACGGCCAACGGTAAACGTCCACACCCATGAAATCTGTCGTGCCACCGGCGCTAAAGGCATTGTTAGTCAAATACATATACTGCGAGGTATCAAACATCAGGAGATAACCGTTGCCGACGCTACTAATCGTAGTCCCATTCCACGACCCACCTGTACGCCAGATGCCAGGATAAGCTCCTTGAACGAAAATTTGGTTGTGGCCCTGGACACCAAAACCACCAGCACTTGAAGCTATCGGATTGAGCGTAAGATCGCCATTCCAGTTACCTGCAAATTTGAGCGTGCCGCCAAGCCCCAACCGCGAAGCCTGCGACACTGCTCCCTGAAGGTTCAAATAAGAGCTTGTAATAAATCCTTGCAGTGTTCCGGGAACCTCAGGCACTACCGGAAGGTAAATCATCCCGCCGCCACCAGAGAAAGTGAAAGAAGCGTTATACGCAGCAAGAATTGCAGGAACGTTATCGGGGCGCATCCCAGCGGAAGTTACTGTTGTGCTAGCAGGAGTTGCCACCATAACCGTAGTGCCGCTGATGTTGGTGATCTTCGTCACCAGCATGTCGTTGAAAGGCGAACTAGGCGCGGTTGTTGGTGCCCACCAAGGCAGGACCATGCCACCTGACATCGTTGCACCGTAATCTTCCCACACGTTGTAGGTGGCATCGGAGTAGCCGAGATTTGCTGGCAACGAAACACCGATTAAGTTATAGACCCCGGTTGTACGCCCGTAAATTAAATAGAACGACCCCGCGCCTGTTGGTGTAGGGAGAACAATCTTATTGCCAAGCGCATAATAGACCGTTCCACCCGTAGCGGTCGTTGTACTGATTCCCCTTGAGGCATCCACGCCGCTTAGGTAGGTGAAGTGGGTTCCGTCCACGACAGAGGCGATTTGCTTTACACCGCCAAATTCCTTATCGTCTGTGGTTCCTTTAATAACTACCGTCATACCAGCGGACATTTCCGCCGTGCTTCCAACTAAGCAGGTAAATGTATTGGTAGCGCCACTGGTGCAATTCGTGATCGTGGAGATCGTTGGCCCGCGCATTCCCAAGTTGGCTAGACCGTTGGAAATCGTCGCCGCCGAACTAGCCGCCGTGCAACCGTAACCGATGTCGCACATAGAGATTTTGTAGGAATAAGTCGTTGACCCAGTTGGCGAGTTTACGAGCACTCCTGTACCGCTCAACGACGCAGCACCGGATGGCACAACTGTTGGGGCTGCTGGTGTCGTCATAGTCTGCGCCGCGCCAGCACCTACGCAAGCAAGTCCATCCAAATTTGTAATATTGGCCGCAGTTCCTACCGTCATCGTGCTTGACGAAGCGTTGATGCTACAGGTACTTACAAGCGACCCAGAATTCAAATTTACAGGGTGTGCGCCATAGAAACGGATATCCACACCATTGGGATTAGGCCCGCGATTGATATTGTCATCGCCGTTAGTTAGAACACTGCTGGATTCAGACAGTCCAGACCCCACAAAAGTTTTATTCGGGCCAGCCATTTGAAGAGTGCCCTGAGACCCCGCCGATACAGTGTTTGGGGAAACATTATCCCAAGTTCCCGATCCATTAAGCTTAAATAAGGCTGACGTACATTGATTTACGCCGGGCAGAACTATAGGGGGATTATTAAACACTGCTGGCCAAACAACTGTGTCTGTTCCTACTGAGGCGGGCTGACAAAACTGGACACCATAAATAGTTCCTGAAGTCTGCCCAACAGAAGCCACGGACATGCTAGTAACGTTTCCAACTAAAGCGTAGTCAAAGAAAGCGTTTCCGGACGAACTTAAAGTAATAGATGAAGCTGAGTTTGCAGAACTATATGCGAATTGCCCGCCCGCGATAGTAGTCCAGGTATTTGAAGGACCACACTGGTACAATACGAAAGTATCGGTGGCAAAATACAAATCGCCAGAAGTGCAAACAGATGGGCGCACGCTCAATGGACCTTCAACCACGGTTCCAGTAACCGAAGTCTGGGCGAGTCCAGATAATGGACAGATTAAAATTAGTAGGGATAGAAGGAGTTTTTTTAGCACTATGAGAGGCCGCAGACGAGAACGTTTACTGTATATGTCTTTCCTGATATCGGAAGTCCGTTAAAGGTAAGTACATAAGTTAAAGTGGTTGAAGTAGAAATTAAAGGCAGAATCATTCCAGAACCGCCGCTTTGAGTCGGGAAAATTAACGGGGCGCTGTTCCAAGCCCCGTCAGCGAAAGTTAAAGTTACTTGAGCACCTTGAGTTGGGGCGGTTCCAGCAGTTACGGTAAACTGATGTGCCGAATCTTTTCCTGTAACCGAAATGCTTGCTCCCGATCCCCACCCGGTTAATGCAAAATTTCCTGAAGAAAGCGCGGTTCCAAACGACAGAATAAATCTAGAGCTGCCGCCACTTGTGCTTGTAATTGCGTAATCGGGGCGGTTATCAATTAAGATTGATACGCCGGTATTGGTAGTTGTTACAGTGGCAATTGGATATGAGTTTGAGGCAAAACCCGTAGTATTAGTCTGAATAGCCACTATGCCTAAGTTTAAAAATATATAGGTAGTGGTGTTTTTGGTTAACCCAACCACAGTGTTAGGGATGGAATATTCTGTACCGTTGATATAAACTAGCGCGGAATTAATAGAAATATTAAGACCGGGGCCGCCAATGAACGGATACAAAGCATTATTGAGAGCCTGCATTAATCCTCGATTTTAAACAGCCCGGACAATTCCGACATGAGTTTGTTACGAAGGACTAAATCACTTACATGCTCTACCAAATCCGCGTAGGTTACATCTATAAAATCTTTGCCAATTGCTTTGGCCCAGTATTTGGCCGAGAAACTCAATTTGTTATCGGGTAAAAAGTCCAGATACTGGACAGCAGCTTCATCCCCGGCATTAGCAAGTTGGAGTAAAGTCCGTCTAGCCCGCTGTTTTTGTTCCAAGCCGCCGTACTTCAAATCATCAAAAAGAATATCCGCTGCGGGTCTTATTGGTTCAGGAATGGCTTCTGGAACAACTGCTGTTGTACACTCGGAAATACAGCGTAGCAAATCGTGTTTATGCTGGGCGCAATAATGAGTACCGTTAAGATCGCAACGCCACATGCTGTGGATATACTCGATCTTCACCGGGTTTCCGCCTTGCAGGTAGGCTGTTTCCATTAATTGCGATACCAAAGAAGCATTTTTGTGGCCGAGGCCGTAAGCCCCGATACAATGAAGTCTCTCCAACTAGGATGGCTATTATCCCAAGATTCATCAATAATAATTGTCCCGGCAGCTACAGTAGACGCAACTGCGCCAGTCCATAACACAGTGGAATCATTGGGATCAGTGACAAGAATAGTGCCTGCTGTGGTTGAACTGACAGCTATGATTTGAATGCGGTAGGGACGGATTCCTGGTTGGCGGAAGGTGGGATTTGGGCCTTGAGCAGTAGCTGGAAATTTTCCAGTATTGAGGGTTTGGGTGGCCCGCCAAGTATTAGACCCAGTTAAGTCTGTGTCGATAATTATTGGATTAGAATTTAGGGAATTTGACAAAGTAGAGTTCCTAAAGGAGAGATGGGGCTTCCGGCTGAATTCGAATCAGCGACACCGCATTACGAGTGCGGGGTTTTTCCGGGCTAAACTACAGAAGCATAAGTGCGTCCGGGGTTTGACACTGTTCGGCTACAACCCCGATAAAGGTTCAAAACAGTAAAAGAAACCACCGCACGAAAGTCCAGAAAATGGACTTTAAAGATTGGTGGGCCTACCACGACTCGAACGTGGATTCACACTTTAAGAGAGTGTTCTTCTTGCCTATTGAATTATAGGCCCAATTTTTTCATTACGTGCTTTTTGAGACAGTCTTTACAAATCGGTTTGCGATAGTAATGGCAGTACCATAAAACCTCGTATGATAACTTACATACGGGACAAATTTTCATTATACCAGCGGCTTGGGCGGGCGCTGACTCAGTTACCTGTTGGCATACTCTTACAGAGCTATGAGACGAGATGGAGCTAGGTCAGAGAATTGAACTCCGGGTGACGCATTACAAATGCGTTGTTTGGCCATCAAACGCACCTAGCAAAATGGGGCTGAAACCACGGATCGAGCGTGGGTTTCGTCTTTACCAAAGACGTGTATTACCACTATACGATTCCAGCGAAATGGCGGAATTACGGGGAATCAGACCCCGGCTCTCTGATCGACAATCAGGCGTCCTGTCACTAGACGATAATTCCAAAATTCTTGTTCTACTTCTGCATGACAATTAGCACAAAGCAAATCGCATTTATCTAGTTTATCTTTAACAGACTCAAGTTTAGTTTTTTGAATTAGACTTAACTCAAAAGACTTCTCTTCTCTATTTCTATGATGAAACTGCAAGGCGGCAAAACACTTATCATACCCACAACGTTGGCATTTACCACCCTTGTACTCAATTGCTTTTAATTTTAACTTTCTTCTGCCAAGTCTTTTTCTTACAGACTCCTGTTTCATAGCCGTTCCTTCTGGTGAAGGAATCAGCGTAACTAACCACCGCCATCGGTTTAGACTCACCGCGAGTTTACTATCTAGATTTAGTTTGTCAAGCTAAACCGTAAACTGGTGTCCGATAGATGCCGCCCCCGATATGCGTCATTAAGGGTTGCACACGTTACCGTGTGCCTCTCGTACATAGAAATGGTCCCAAGCAGTGGAATCGAACCACTTCCTGTCGGGCTTCAACCGAGCGTGCAACCGGTACACCAACAAGGGACTGAAACTTTGGAAGGCTGCGGGTGAATTGAACACCCTCCCTCGGGTTTGGAATCCGAGATGCTACCGTAACACTTGCGGCCTGTGGACTCCTCGGAAAGACTGTAACTTTCTAAGAGCGGGTTTGCAGTCCGCCGTCTCGACATCTTCGACATCGAGGAGTTAAATTGGCTCCAGCCGTAGGATTTGAACCTACATCTTCACGGTTAACAGCCGAGCGTCTTGCCAGTTAGACGAAGCTGGAACAGAAAATTGGTGGGACCGGGAGGAATTTAACCTCCATAAATCGCTTTAAAAGAGCGGAGCTTTTTCTGTTAAGCTACGATCCCGAAATTGGAGAGTCTTGTCGGATTCGAACCGACACCCAAACTTTGGAAGAGTTTCATGCTAGCCATTAAACACCAAAGACTCGTATATTACTTTCTACCGCGTCCTACTGTATCTTTGCCTTTGTGCTCGCTATTCCAAATCTTAGCTGCTTTTCTTTTAGCGGCTTTAGGCTTCATGCCTTTTCTCTTAAAGGCATCTCTCATCTTTTCATAACCACGGGGCATTGTCAACTCCTAAATTTTGGTTCCGGCGGTTAGACTCGAACTAACACGACTGCCTTCAGAGAGCAGCATCCTACCAGTTAAATGACATCGGAACAGAATCCATTTTCTGGACTTTTTGGTTGGGGCGGATAGACTCGAACTATCATCTGAATGCTTCAAAGGCATCCGTTTTGCCAATTAAACTACATCCCAACAAACTTGGTGCTCCACCCCGGAATCGAACCGGGACGACATTTCTGCCACCGGGTTTTGAATCCGGCGCGTCTGCCAGTTCCGCCAGCAGAGCACATAAAATTGGTGGAGGTGGCGAGATTCGAACTCACAATTTTTGGGTGCAGACCAAATGTGTGGCCAATTAACACCACACCCCCACATTAAATTTTGGTGCCCCATGAGGGATTCGAACCCACACGCAATTAAGCGCTGCGGTCTAAACGCAGTCCGTCTGCCAATTCCGGCAACGGGGCACTTGGTAGGGAAGGCGGGAATTGCACCCGCGTCACATGGCTTGAAGGGCCAGTATCATTGCTACTAGACCACTTCCCCGTAAACTGGTCCCCCGCGTAGGAGTTGCACCTACACGCCCGAAGGCACTGGGTCTTAAATCCAGCGCGTCTGCTATTCCGCCAGCAGGGGATGGTAGTCGGCCAGAGAATCGGACTCTGCTGCAAGCCTTATCTGGGCCAGAAGTCGTTATAAGCGACTGCCCCGAACCATCGGAGCCGACTGAAAAATGGTACCCAACGAGCGAATCGAACACTCCCTGCCTCGGTGTAAACGAGGTGTATACGACCAGTTTGCTAGTCGGGTACTGGTACTCCACCAAGGACTTGAACCTTGACGAATCGCTAATCGGGCAATCATGCTACCTTACATCAGCGGAGTACAAAAATTGGTTGCAGGTCCGGAAGTCGAATCCGGATACCGGGGTTATGAATCCTAGCGGCCCACCGGGGCTACCTGCACAGTAAACTTGGAGTGTTGTTTTGGACTTGAACCAAAACCGAGTCCGTCACAGGGACTTATGCAGCCATTACACCAACAACACCCAGAAAATGGTCGGAGATGCTAGATTTGAACTAGCGCGGTCCTGCTCCCAGGGCAGGTGGGAATATCCAGACTTCCCTAATCTCCGATAAACTCAATCACAAAACCATTGTATCATAACTTCAAAACTTTGTCAACTACTTTTTCAGGTATGCAAAATAAAAGTGAATAAGCACCCATACCCAAAAAGCTGCCGCGACAGAGGCGGGAACGTAACGCACCGTCATCTGGGTAAATGTCGGGAATTTGGGCACATACTTAATCCAGCACCATAGTTCGTATCCGATGCAAATGCCCAATAGCCCGATCCAAATACAAGTTCCTACCAAGGAGTGTCTCATACTTGGTCCCTGCTGTCAATCTAAATTTTGAGGCTGTTTTTTTACGCACAGCCTCGGAAGCGTTCAGAGGCTTTAGTCTTCTGAAGTAACGCGTGGGTTCAATGGAGCCGCTGGTGGTGCGGGTGGGTTGTTAGGTCCAGAAGGTGGCAGCGAAATCAAGATGCTGACATCTGGAGGATCAAGCGAAGCCCATACTATAGTACCATCGGTTGTTAGTACCCCAAGAACATTCGAGAAGTTTGGACGGGTTGCGCCACTAATACCTGCCCGAATAACTTGCTGGAAAGATTGGCTACCGCAGTCAAAAGTAACCGTTCCAATATCAAAGAACTTATTGGGGGCGTATAATGACAGCGTAGACTTTATGAACTCGATAATGGAGTTGCCGTTTAAGGTAACTGCTCCAGTACGAGCCAATAGTCTTCCATCAACACGGGCACCAGTGTTGGCTGTAATAGAAGCTTGAGCCATGATGGTTCCCGCAAAATCTGTTCCGGTTCCTAGAGTTGCCGAACTGCCAACCTGCCAATATACATTGGAAGATTGAGCGCCACCTGCCAACACGATGCTACTATTGCTAGTAGCGGTTGTCAGGGTGCTGCCGATTTGGAAAACCCAAACCGCGTTGGGGTTTCCTTGTGCGTCCAAAACCAGCGTGCCGGTAATTCCTACCGAACTGCCGTTTGAATACACACCGGGAGCCAAAGTCATTCCACCGATATCGCTGGGTAGAGTTGTGCTTGGGCTGCCGCTAGAAGCCAACCCAGATACCGAGGCAGTTGCAGTTTCTGCCGTAGCTCCGGGGTTGTTTAAAGCTAGTGCTGTAATGGTTTGCGCGGTGCAAACAAATGTTCCGTTGTTTACGCCGTTTGTAAATCCGGTTACAGTGAAACTCTGTCCGATTAGGCTAGAGCCTGCTGGATATGTTCCAACATAGCTTGCAGACCCACTCGAAGAAGTAGTGCACGATGTAACTGAATAAGGTCCGGTAGCAGGAAACCCTGCTCCGACTCCCGGAGGGTTTACCGCGTTTGCCGCCTGATTATAGGCTGCGGTTAAACCGGCTTGAGCGTTTTCTGCAACGAAATCTCCGGCATGGAAAGAACCGGAAATTGAAGTTGGAGACCCGAACCCCGTGATGGAAGTTCCGGGCCATACCCCAACGTCTCCAGCAATCCGTGTAGGAGAGCCGGGTACGTTAGTAACGGTTGACCCTGCTAGAATTTCAAAGCTTGCACTGTTGCCCATGTCGATCTTGGTTGGAGAAGGATCGAAGGGAACTGGCGGAGCTTTAATTTCTATTGAGTCCACGCTTTCTACGCCGCCAAATACTGCTGTGACTTCGTAGAAGTATGTTACGCCGGGGAATACCGTGGTGTCGGTAAACGACGTAGTGGTGATTAATGTTCCACCGTTTAGAGGTACGTTTGATTCATTATCCGCCGCCGTGCCGCGATAAATGTTATACCCCGAAACAGTTTGGGGACTTGCATCCCATGAAACTGTAATTTCGTGTGGCATTTTTTCCTTTTGAGCAACGAATATGCTTAAAGCTTTGGTTGAGGTTGCTGGCATCTTGTCGCTCTCTTTTATATCTTAGAGGCGATTAAGCGCCTGAATCTACAACTTGAACCGTGAAGCTAAAAGCGCCCGATGCTGAAGGGACGCCACTTAGTAGACCTTGACTCGTCAGCGTAATTCCTGCTGGTAAGGTCCCGGCTGATACTGACCAATTATAAGGGGTATTTCCACCAGTAGCCACAAGCTGCTGCGAATATGTTTGAAATTCAACCGCATCCGGCAAAGTGGTGGTGACTGCTAAAGCTGCTGCTGCCGTAACCGTAAGCGTTAGGGGTTGTGAGGCTGTTTGTGGCATTAGATGCTCCTGTACGCGATAGACTGCTGTGCGTCAAGGGCAACGTATACCTTGGCTAGCTTACACAACCGATACTTATTCGCTCGGTAGGCGATACTAAAATTGGTGTAGTCGGTAGGGCTTGAACCTACTTGCTGGGCAAGCCAGCGCCGGGGTTACAGCCCGGTATGGCACTCCTTCTCCACCGCGACTACAAACTGGAGGAAGAAGGGGTATCGAAGCCCTAGCCTTGCGGCTACCTATGGGTTCAAGCCATATTGCAGACCATTCCGCAGCTTCTTCCAAAACTTTGGCGGAAGGAGTTGGATTCGAACCAACGGTCCAGAAACTGGACTAAGCCTTAGCGGGGCCTCGCAATAAACCAGACTCTGCCACCCTTCCGTAGACACAATTAGCTACTATAATACGAGGATGACGAGTTTGGTGTGAAAATCATAATTATAATATACCAGATTCTGGTTCAGAAGTAAAGGAGTTCTTTTCTGCTGCCGAGTTTTCGATAGCCATAGGAATTAGAGATGCTTCTGAAAAATAGCCAGCGTTAAATTGGGAGTTGAACCGTCCATAATCTGGACAAAGCCCGCGAACTCGTAATGCGGGTTCCATGTTTTTAATCGCTTCAGCCATTGCTTCCATACGATCCATTATCTGCGTCTCGGTTCTATGTGTTCAAATTGCTTACCACACTTTACACAAACACTGTCATTTGGATAGTATGGATCGTCGAGTTTTCTAAGAACGTGGTTACAATGTTTATTCATCTATAATCCAAACATTTTCATTATATCAGAATGTGGGTCTTTGACATACATATGAAGCGCATATAAATAATTCCCGATTACCGCCGAAGTCAGCCGGTCAAAAGACCAGTATAGCAAAAATCCGTTACATGCAATCGTGGCAAAGACTTTGTTCCAATGTTTTAATATGTGATAGCCGACTAAGACAGATAAAAATATAGCCGACCCGAAAAGCAAATCCACTATCATGCCTTTGTGCAAAACAAAGTGCATGGCCTCGTTACGGGAGAACGGGTTTTGTTCTTGTATTTCAGGTATGTAGTTATTCAACATACTCGAAATATAGTCGTTCCAAACCACGAACCAGTAAAAAGCTATGGTGGCTGACCAAGGCATCCATTTAAGAAAGTCAGTCTTGATATTTCCCCAATTGATATACTTCATAAGACCCCTATATAGCTTGAAGGTCGGTTAATAGTGTTTGTAAATCAAGTCCGCTCGGGGCTTTTTGAGATGCTGTGTTAATCCAATCTTGCGAAACTACGGCGTATGCCTCGTCAGTATATTTCTGCCAGAATTCCCACGAAGCTGGTTGGGTCTTTCCCCAAGTTACGCAGGTAGCGCCACCACGACCATATCCGAAATACGGAACAGCGTGACCGCCGATAATCTGAGTGTCCGTGTTCTGGACTACCCAGTTATTCTCATTCATGGCGTACTGGGGAACCTCGAACCCGGTATAGACCCCACCAAAAAGAAATATAGCGGCTTTTACCTGTTCAATATTCTGAACGTCTAGAGTTGCGAATCCAAGTATTTTATGGCCCGCAATACCCGTTGACTTCCAGTAATTAAGTACGTCCAACTCAACAGCGCCATTATCGGTCGATTCGTTACCGGGGATATAGTCAGAAACCGCGCTATACGCTTGAACAATTTCGTTATCGGTTGGAGTTATAACTGTAGAGGTGTTGGCGGTCCAATTCATTATCATGTGCCCAACAGCAGCGCATGTGCAATCGCCTAGAGAATCGTTCTTTAACATTTGCCAGGGAACTTTAACCGAGTTTTCCCAAGCATTGAAAACAGGGGGCACGGGGAGTTTACTTGCGGTTAAGTAATTCCCCAATGCTAATGTTTTAAGGGAGCGTTTAGGAGCTAGCTTCCCTAACTTCATTACTTCTGAACCCCGAATGTAACCATACGGGTGAACTTACTGTGGCCGTGAACTTTGTGAGAAGCTGTGTAAGCATCTACAACAGCATTTCCGGTTTTCTTGGTTAGGACATTATTATAGTTAGCTACCAAGGCGTTAGAGTTGATGGCAGCTACTTTAGCAGGGATGGATAGTTTGCTGGCTTTAATAGCCGCTGGAGAAGCGCAAGCGGGGATCAATCCGGTAATGGCTGCGACGAACGCATCGGCTGCGGCAAAAATTGCGGCAACATTGCTATTACCAGAAGCTTGAACTAGCGCTAGAACGGTGGAAGCATCGTCGTTAAATACAGCGACACCCGCTTGCAATTCCTGACACGCTGTTGGGGTAGCCCCAGAAGCTGCGGCAAAATCAGCAGCTAAGGTTTTCAGGTTAGCCGCGTCTGCGGTAATCTTGGCTTCGAGTGCCGTATTAACGGGTTTGTTCTGGGCTAGAGAAATGACAGTTAGGACGTTGTTGAGGGCTGGTGCTGCTGCCGCCAAGACCGTATCTAATGTTCCCACCCACGCTAAACTACATCCTTGCAAAACGATGGTGTAGCATAAAACTAGAGCTAGAAGCCCTTTAGTGAAGTATTTCATTGTTTTCCTTTATTTAAGTAAATTGACTGGGGGTAATCCTAAAGCCTGCCGCTCGGTAGTGACTATCTGTAAGGCTCTTTCAAGGTCTCCGGCTTCTGCCCGAGCACCATGATTGGATTGAATATCATCTAGAAACAGATTTAGAAACTTGGCAATTAGTCCAGATAATGGACTGTGTTTGGACGGGTCATCATTAATCCGTCTAGTGTGGGAGCTTATGGTTTCGTCCGGGAGGCCTAGCCAGATGGCGACGTTACAGAAAATATCAAAGGCTACTAAAACCCGGTGGAGATATCCTTCACTAGAAGCCTGTTGTTCGTTTTTAAGAATATCTTCTGGGGTTAGTGGATGGTCCATTTATTTACCATCAAAGTAGTGGAGCAGGAATCCCCACGCCACCATAACAGTAGCTGAAGACCCTTGGTGAGTCGCAGCCCAAGCCTGTACAGACGGGCTGAGAAAGACTACGGCTACCGCTACCGCGTGAATGAGATATCCTTTATTTCTTTTGATCCAGTTCATTTTAAACCTTTAGGAAAGGGGGTGAGCACCCGGCCCACCCCACAGTGAAAGAAGATTCTTTAATTGCGCTCAATCGCAAACTCATTAACTGTTACTGAGTTAGCGGCGTTCGCGGAACCGAAAGTAAAGCTTGGCATGAAGTTTAGAGAGTTAACAGAAGTACCGGGAGTAACGAGAGCCGTTAAAGCGGCTTCTGTAATATACTGGTTTGCACCAGCGTTGTTGCCAAATCCCTTAGAAGTTCCAACTATAATACCAGAGTTAGAATCCCAGATTAGGTTTAGTTCTACGTAAAAAGCTCCCGCTGTAGATGGAGGCGCGGTAAAAGATAAACCAGATGTAATAAGGGAGTTATCTCCGGTTCCTGGAGCACCGGCGGTGGTTACTGACCCAGCCGCACTAATAACGCCAAGGTTAGCAAATGGAACCTGATACATCTTTACAACAACAGTGCTGGCTCCAGCGTTAGCAAAAACCCCTGAAAGCTTTAACTTAAATGCGTGGGCATCAACTGACATAGCCCCGGCAACGTCCGCAGGAAAACTGACGGTTAGACCTGAGTTAGCCGGTAGAGCCGGAGAAGGGAAACCCGGATATGGATTCTGAGAGTTAGATGCTAGAGATGTTTCGTAGTAGGGTGCTCCCCAGGTTACGCCCGAAGGGACGCCGCTGCCTAGTGTTGGGACGGTTAGTGCGTGGTTGTTACCATCAGTAACCGTCATTTTTGGTAAATTGTAGTATCCAATTACCGTGTTTTGATTCGCCATGTTATTTCCTTTTAATTAGTTACTTAAGATTACTGAGGTTCAGCGGGTTAGCACCGGCTATCGAACTCAAACTCATTTGTCCATAATATGGACTTTTTACTTTATACAATGTCCCGTTTGTCCGGTTTCTGGAAAATCCGACAGGGACTTTACTTCATGTGAAAAAATCGTTTGACAATCAGATGGCTTCCATCCAGTATCGACTTGGACTAGGTTTGGTTTTATCTGGCGTTCCTGAACCCACTTCTCGAAGTCTTGTTGGTTTACCTGTGGAGGCTCGTCAAAGCAAAACTCGATACAGAACTCTCCGCGTCTCCAAGCTGCTAGTTGTTCTGGGGTGAAGTCATTTTTCATTAGGGCACTTTCCAAAAACTCGCTTACTAAAATTGCAGTTCCAACACTCAATACGATATTTGTCTTTAGGCCACCCGAGGTCTCTTAAATCCCGGTAAGTGATATACCCGCCACCGCCAACCCTGCGTCTATGTTTAGCCCCGTCATTAAAAATATGAGCTAACCCCAAATAATTAGGTTCAGATACTACACATCCACAAGGACAACTGCATTTTTTGCCATAGGCTTCTAAGAATTCTTCTCTAAGTTGTTTCTTTTGTTCACGTTGACGTTCTCTATTTAAGTCTTCTTTGCATATATCGCAGTATTTAGAACGTCGATCTGAGGTAAACGGGATAGAGCATATAGAACATTTTAAAAGCATCTTTAAAACCAAGGTGAAGCTATCTCAGAACAGGTACCAAAGGGGTTGGCCGGGGGCGGCTTGGAGAGAAATAGGGGTCCCGTAAGACGCAGAAAAGAAAAGACTTAGACGACAACGACGACTCTCGACTCAACATCACGCATCCACATCACGAATCGGGCAATTTACGCTTGTTTGGCTAAACAAATTACATTTTGCACAAGAAAATTCGTTGCAAATTGTTGAAAATAAAAGATTTAACACAATAATTTGTCATGTAATACCGCATACATTATATGAAATTTTGCAGGTAAAAATTACACAGTCTCGCGTGCGCGTGTATGCGTTAGAGCAATCGAATGGCCACAATCCGCTTTCGCCTTTCATTCGCTATGCAATTCGTTTGCCACAAATCGCAGACAAAAAGTGTCACCGCTATCATGTTGATCGCAAAGCGTTTATCGGGTTTTAGCGAACAAACGGCGAAAAAACTATGGACAAAAAACGTCACCGCTAAGTGTTTGATAATGCGGCATTTGTTTCATTTTGGCGAACAAACGGCGAACATTAGTGTGACAAAATGTGTCACCCGAGCACGTTTGATGCCAAACTAACTCGTTTGTTTGCAACAAATGCGCTTTGGCATGGCGTTTGCACTATGGGCTGCCAGTACCGGACGCCCCGATGCAAGCGATCGGACAACCGGATGGGACGGTGGGAACAGGCTGAACATGCGCCTCTGCCGTCTCGAACATGGGATGCCTAGCAGTTATGGCCAAACTAAGCACAACGCATCGGGTTTTGATCCGGTGAGAGGTGAAGTCTTAGCGGCGGGATGGAAACATCCCCAAGCTTCGATGAGTGCAAACGTCAACCGATGGGCATTGGATTCCCCAATAACCCCTATTCGATTCGGTCGCTAACGTGGATAGTTTCACCGCGAG